AGTACGCGGTCAACAGTGGTAACGGCTGGTTCGCCGCCACCACCTATGCCGCCGTCGCAAGTTCCGACCCCGTGCAGGACATGAAGAATCTCGTGGAGGTTGCCCGCAAGAAGGGCCTTTCCGCTTGTCACTTCGAGATGAACAATCTCACCATCGACAGGCTTCTCGCCCACACCCAGGTCATCGCCGACCTCAAGGAGCGTTTCTCGCTGAACGCCACCTACACCGTGAGTTCCCTCAAGCCTTTCACTCGCGCCGAGCAGATTGCCGCGCTTGAGTCGCTTGTCGGCAAGCCCATCATCGAGAAAGACCACATCTCCGCAGTCGAGTATTCCGAGGGCGGTCTCCTCAAGGAGCGCACCTTCGCATCCTTCTCCGACGCGAACGTGGCACTTGTCCCCGATGGCAACATCGGTGAGATTCTGACCGTTGAGCCTCTGCTCTTCGAGGGTGGTAGGTATGCCTACGCCTTCGGTCGCAAGGCCGCGTTCACCATCGGCACCGACTATGTGAAGAAGTGCCAGAGTTATGGCGGTGAGATGACCTCCGTGGTCGCTCCCGACAAGCCGAGGCTGATGTTCTATCTCACCGGCATCAACGCCGCTTAGTGAGGAGTGCGTGAAACCGATAGCGAAATGAGGATATGACCATAGAGCAATACTTGGTTGGCAAGGCCGATTTCAACTTGCAGGAAGCGACGGTACAGGCGATACTCGTAGATCGTGGCATCACCCCTGGGTCGGATGTGACCGACTTGACGGAGCGTCAGCGTGACTTGGCTACGGCAGACTTGTATATGTTCTTGGCGCAGTCCTCGACTTCCGCGTCGGGCGATTATGAATCGGACGGTGGTTGGCAGCGTCAACGCTCAAGCAAGAACGTATATGACCGCAGTGGGTTGAGAGCCCTTGCGAAGATGTTATACGCGAAGTGGGGCGTTGACGTGCCTGACCCGTCCGGGGTTATCCGAATGAGAGACCTTTATTGACAAGCGAATGGCAGACAGTCCGCACAATCCGAGATTCCCATTCACCTTGAAGGTGTATCGGCCCGTCAAGTCCTCCGATTGGCCTTTGCCGTCGGACGATGACGATGTGACCGTAGTGGACGAGACTTCTTCCGATGATACCACGGAAGAGCCTACCACCACTACGGAAACGGCATCTACCGAGCCTACCTACGACACCACGGGCGAGTATGTCCTTGATGCGAACGGCGACCCTGTTTATACGGTGGTGAAGTTGGCGAAGGTGGCGATGGCAGACGGATGGATGGTGCGTGACGGTGACGGGAAGCCCGTTGTGGATTCCTATGTCGAGGAGATAGAGTGTGGTTATCGCACGAACACGAGGAACACGGCAGAGTACGGCGATGTGGTAGTTTACAACGTCACTTTGCACACGCCGCCTTTCCTCACGCCGTTGTACTTCGATGACATCCTTGAGATAACGGACTATGACAGGACATTCCGCGCCAAGATGGTCAAGAAGGCTACATTCAACTGGGGTAGCGACATTTGGTTTGACGAGATAAAGAACTAACCGTATGGGTTACAAGGAGGACAATGCGAGGATAATTGACGAGGCTTTCGCCAAGTTCCAAGCGAACGCAGAAGCATCTTTCCGAAGCGGTCTTGAGGCCGTTTTGGATGCGGGCGTTGAATACTGCCTCCAGGAACACGATAACATCCACCGCCGTCACGCAGACCAAGGGGATGGATACGGTTGGATTCTTCTCCACAACGGGAACGAGTTGGAGCGCAAGTTATGGGGAACGGACAACGATTTGCGAGGTAACGCGGACGATGCCTTGACCTATGTCAAGAGCAAGGTTTCGCCCACGGGTTATGTGGGAGTTGTCCTCGCCACCGTGAAACCCGTCACATACTTCAACGCCCTTTACGAGTTTATCCCGATGAGAGCCGGTATCCGCGACCTCAAGTCGGACGATTTCAGTAGATATTTCAAGAAGTTTGCGGTATGACGAACTACGATGTAACCAAACTTGAGCAAGCCTTTGAAGGCTTCGTGACTACGGGCGGTGTGACCGAAATCGTGTACGATGCGCGTCCGAAGGCTACCGTGAGTGTCCAAGACTTCGCGGTTGTCCGTATGACGGGCAAACTTGAGGACTTGGCCACCTACGGCGAAACCGAGGTTGGTGTGCATCTCTTCGCCCGCGACATCCAAACGAGGAAGAACGGCAAGAAACTCCAACTCATGCAGTCGAAGTTGATGGCCGCAGTTCCCGCCGAAACCGATGACTTGTATATCGACATACACCCTTTCATACTCCCCGACGTGGCAGACGACTACGGCTTCCACGCACGAATCATAACTTTCAGTGTAACCGTTAAAATGAAATAACAATGGCAGCACAGTCTGTAAGATTTTTCACCGGAACGAGCAAGACTTGGGCGAAAACCCTCCTTGCAACTCTGTTCAAGGGCCAGAGCCATTGGTCTCTGATGCCCTACGACTCCACCAACGGTGTGGCTTGGGAAAACCTCTCCTTCAGTGGCGCGGACGAGTTCTTCACCTTGAAGGACTCCTTCCAGCTCTCGAAGGCTGACCCGACCGTCACCGAAATCAAGATTGACCAGATGGATGCCACCATCGACACCTCTACCGAGGACGGTGAGTGGACTTTCACGGGCAACATCCCCGTCATCGCCGCCGCTTACTGCGACATCTTCTTTGACAAGGGAGCAACCGTGACCTCCAGTGGTGTCATTCTCGGTCAGGACGGCACGACCTACACCGCACAGGCTTACTTCGCCACCCCGAAGGAGGTCTATGCTACCATGATGATTGAGAACCAGGCCAAGAACGAGGGCATCGCCTTCGCCCGCGTGAAGATTACCGTTGGCGTGTCCAACGATGACTCCACCAACCCTGCGTACCTCAAAATCAATGGTACTATCCTCAACAACACCGAGTCCACTGGCCTCCAGGGTGACTGGGCAATCTGCTCGAAGTACGGCGCGTAATCCGCGCTTGGACGATAACGCGAGGGGCGGGAGATGTGAGTGTCGCCCGTCCCTTTTTTCATTGACAATATGGAGCAAGTTTCAAAGCAAGCACGAATAGGGTTAGACGAGATTATCAACGATAGACCCACGCGAGTGCATATACCAGGAACGAAGAGATATGTCACGCTCACGGGCATCAAGCCTTACACCCTTGAGCGTTTGACGAGGCTATGGATAGAGCGTGATGTGGAGTCAATCCCGGACGATGCCGCATCCACGCTCAAGTCCATGTGCAGGGAGCCTTATTTTGCCGTCAAAGAGGCGGTTATTTTGTCCTTGAACGGTTTTTTGGGGTTACACCTTATCTATCCGTTTAAGTGGCGAATATGGGCGTTTTTGAGGGGTTATACCGAGGGCCAGATGATGCCGATAATCATGGAGGGTAAAAAAAAACTTCCGCTTACCGCGCATTGGACGAATATGGTGTACTCCTCGGATATGAGGACGGATTGGATGAGGATGACGAAGGTGGAAGCCGAGCAATACCGAGCCGAACTTATCTTGGGGTCGAGTCAGCCTTCGTTGAAAAGTTCCCCGAATACGGACGGACAAGGTGGGGAGTCAGGCATTGGGGTTATCGGTGTTTCTTGACACTCCCGCAGATAGAGTTGATGAGTGCGGACTTGCCTCACACGCTCTATCGTAACAAGAAGAAAGCCGAGGCCGACGAGATGGCAGAGGTCGAGCGCAAGAACCGCGAGATAGCGGAGCGCAAGCGTAAGGCGAGGGAATCCGGGGGATATACCGTCGAGGATGTCTTTGACGGTTTGGCTGATTAAAATTGAAAACGATATATGGCGAACTTAGAGCAACTGAACTTTGAGGTCATCCTTAATGATGTTGAGTTCAACAACAAGATAGGGCAGATGAAGCAACAGGCGCAAGACCTGAACACAACCCTATCGAACCTTCTCAGCATTAGGGGTGGTATTGCGCCCGTTACCGATGCGGATGTCGAGAGTGCCAAGAAGATGAACAAGATTCTTCAAGACAACTTCCGGCTTGAGCAACAGATGGAACGGATGCGATCCAAGACGCGAAGGCAGACATCCGTGGACGATGCGGCTGCGGAGGCCACCGCCCGTAAGGAGGTGACGAAGCAGAGGGAGCAGGAGCAACGCGAGGTCATCAAGACCTTGACCGCGCAGGAACGGCTTAATAGGTTACAGAAAGAGAATAACTCCATCCTTGGCAAGAGCAGTAGGCTCTGGCGCGAGGTCGGGTCTATGGCGGCGGCATATTTCTCCATCCGAGGTGCTACCACCCTTATACGCACTCTTACCCGCGTGTCTGCGGAGTTCGAGATGCAGAGAGTTACCCTGGGTGCTATCTTGAACGATACGCAAGCCGCAGGGAAACTCTTTGGACAGTTGAAGGAGTTGGCGGTGCGGTCGCCCTTCCAGTTCAAGGACTTGGCCACCTATGCCAAGCAGTTGTCCGCATACTCCATTCCCGTGAACGAGTTGTACGAGACCACGAAGATGCTTGCCGATGTGAGTGCCGGTCTTGGTGTCGGAATGGATCGTTTGGTGTTGGCGTATGGCCAGATACGAAGCGCATCTTTCCTTCGTGGCCAGGAGGTCAGACAGCTCACGGAGGCAGGAATACCGATTCTCGTGGAGTTACGGAAGCAGTTTGTGGAACTTGGCGAGGAAGGCATCACCGTGGGCGATGTCTTTGACAAAATCTCGAAGCGCCTGGTTCCCTTCGAGATGGTGGAGAAGGTCTTTAAGAACATGACCGAGGAAGGTGGCAAGTTCTTCGAGATGCAGGAAGTGCAAGCCGAAACCTTGAAGGGAAAGATAAGCAACTTGACCGATGCCTATCAGATTATGTTCTCCGAGATTGGAGACAAGAAGAGTGGATTGCTGAAGGGTGCGGTCGACTTGGCGCGTAGTCTTGCCGACAACTACCAGAAGGTAGGAAGGGCATTAGTCGCGCTTGTCGCGGCTTACGGCTCTTATCGTGCCATTATGGTGGCGGTAAAGGTCATTGAGGAGGCCACCTTACTCGCCGGTATCAACCGAACGAGAGTGATAACCCAGATGGGGAAGGCTATCAAGATTCTCATTGAGCAGACGAAACTGTATGCCGTAGTGCAGAAACTGATAGCGAGTATCAATCCCTGGGCGGCTATCGGGGCGGCAGTTATGGCCGTATCTGCATATCTCATTTCCGCATCCGTGCAAGCCAACCGATTTAAGAAGGAATTGCAAGGCATCGCGGATACGCAGTATAGGACGGCAGACAAGGCCGTCAAGGGTTTCAAGGAACTCGTGGAAAGGTTGCGTAGCGCGACCAAGGGAAGCGAGGATTACCGCGAGGCTATTTCAAAATTGAACAATCAGTATGGTGAGTACCTTCCCAACCTCTTGAACGAGAAGAACGCTCTTGAGGAGATAGCGAAAGCGGAGAACGAAGTCACCAACGCGATATATGCCCGCGCCCGTGCGTATGCCGAGGCAGAGGGATTGCAGAAGATTGAGGACAAGGAGGGCAAGAAGATGTCCGAGGCCGCGAACAGTCTTGTCAAGGCTCTCCGTGGTAGGGGCATGGCAGAGGATGTGGTGGATGATTTCGTAAAGGGATTCCGTGATGCTCTCAAGGCCGATTCCAGCTCAATCGAAAGTGTATTCAATACCACCCTTGACAACTACCTTGGTAAGACTCTTGCGGACAAGTGGCGCAACGCCTTTGTTGCGATTGACAATACCCGTGCGGCGGTGCAATCCTATGGCCTTGCGGTACGCGCTGTTGCCAAGGCAGAGGATGACTTCAATCACACCCTTGACCTCCGCTTTGGTGCGAAGGGTTATTCAAGCGTAGAGGAAAGGGAACATATCCAGAAGGTTGAAGCGGAGTTCGCGCAGAAAGAGGCCGCGATCCGTGACTCGACTATGTCCAAGGAGGAAGCCGAGCAAGCACTCCTTGACAACAAGAAGGCGAAGCTCAATGCGATGCTTGTGACCTACGAGAAATTGAACGAGGAGGCCGCGCAACTTGGTAAGGAGGGCGCGTGGGACAACCAAATCCGCGACATCAAGCAACAACTTGCCGACCTTGAGCCGGGCGAGGACTCTTGGATAATGAAGATTGTCAACCCCGTCATCAAGGGCAACGGTGTCCGCGACCTCTTGGCGCAACTTGAGGACGGCTATGACGAGTATGTGGACAAGATTCGCAAGGAGTACAAGGATGTCACCGAGACCTTTGCCGATGCACAAAAGACCTACAACGGCTTGGTGGAGGACAAGAAGCGTGGACTCGCCGTTGACGATAAGGTTTTCGACAAGGCCAAGGAGCAGTACGAACTCCTTGAGCATCGCAAGGAGACCATTGAGGACATCGGCAAGGCCCTGCACATCTCCGTAAACGATAAGGTCAAGAAAGCATCTGGTAGTGGCTCCTCCGGCAAGTCTGCGGAGCAAGTCGAACTTGAGATGCGCCGCGATACCCTCAAAGACCTTCTCAAGTGGTACGATAAACTCAAGGATGCGGGTATGGATAGCCAGAGCATCCGCAATATGCTCGTAGCCTATTTCCCCGACCAAAGCGAAATCATCAACGGTGAGAAATACAAGGAAGTCCTCATAGAGATTGCCAATGCCCTTGAGGTGTATGACAAGAAGGCTGCACAGGCTCTCCGTGATGATATGGGACTCAATGCCATTGACGCTCAGTTTGACAAGTGGAAGAGGGCAAAGAAGGCGGCAGAGGATTACGAGGAGTTTATGAAGGATTGGCTTGAATCATCCGAACTCTTTGGCGAAGGCTCGGAGTTCAACATCTCCAAGATTATAGACCGCTACGGCAAAGAGTTGGCGAAAATTGACAACAAGCGAGAGGATGCGTTGAAACGAGCATCTGCAAACGCATCGCTTAATCCAGGCTTCGACTTTGATACCGCGCTTGACGAGATTACTGATAAGACCATCACGGAGAAGGCAAATGCTCTCAAGGAGGCCAATGAGTCCATACGCAAGGAGGCAGAGAAGTGGGTCAAAAACTGGGAAGGTTTGGGAGAAATCGACCTCTCGCATATGGCCGACCTTACTGCCCGTGAACTGACCAAACTCCAAGACAAACTTGCCGAACTCGCAAAGAATCCAGAGAACTACTTTGGCGAGTTGCCCGAAGAGTTGCAGAAGGTAGAGGGAGGCATTGAGGTGTTCAAGGATGCGGTTATCAAGGCCATTGACGAAATCAACGGGAAGGCCGAGGAGCAGAGGTGGAAGGAGATCGTGAAGCAAGTGAGACGGTACAAGCAAGCCTTGGATGTTTCCATCGGCTCACTCAATCGTCTTGCCGAAGCCTTGCGCGACCCCGCGCTTGCGGGTATGGCCGATGACCTTGATAAAGCCGCCGATGCCACGATGAAGATGGTCGAGGCTCTTGCAAGCGGTGATACCTTCGGTGCGGTCATGGCGGCAGTAACCTACATCGTGGATGTGTGGACTGACGCGGTGGCGGCATCCATCGAGTTCAAGAAATCCATCCAAGACCTCCAGGTCGAGATGATGTCCTTGCAGTATGCCGCGCAGTTGCAGTCCGGCGTTGAGTCCATCTTCGGCACGGATTCCTACAAGGCTCTCAAGAACGCGAACGAGATGGCGAAGCAACTTGAGGGTAGCATCCGTAATCTCCGCTCCACCCTTGACGGTATCACCGTATCCACGGAGAACGCGAAGTGGTGGGAGTTCCTGCTTGCCCCGACTGCTCCTGCGGCCTGGGCGAAACTCCTTTCCAACAAGAATGTGTCCGTCCTTGATATGCTTGAGCAAGCGGGCGCGGACTTGATGACCGAAACGGGGCGCGTGAATGTGGAGGCTTTGGAGAAGTTGCGCGACAGCACGAACAACTGGTCTGCCGAAAATCTCCGCGCTTTCAACGAGGCAATAGAGCAAGCCAAGGCGTACAACGATGCCCTCGACCAGATTGACAAGGTGATGTCCGAACTTGTGGGTAGTGTCGCTGATGACTTCGCGGATGCCATCATCGAACAATGGAAGGCGGCAGGGAACGCGGCTATCGACTATGCCGACATCCTTGATGACCTTGCGAACACCTACGCCAAGATGTTCGTCCGCAACGCGATAATGGACTCCCTCTTTGACGAGGACTTCCAGAAGCAAATCACGAACCTTACCAAGAGTGGCAAGGCGGCAGAGGTGCTTGCCGAGTTCGAGAAGAAGGCTATGCAACTGCAAGAGTTGTTCCCGACCATCAACGAGATTCTGTCCGGCCTTAGTCAGTATTTCGTCACGGACGAGGAAACGAGCAACACTCTTTCGGGCGGTGTCAAGGGCATCACCGAGGAGACCGCAGGACTCCTTGCCTCGTATGTCAACGGCATCCGCGCCGATGTCGCGTACATCCGTCAAATGATGGCCGAGCAGAGCGCAACGAATGTCCCTGCCCCGACCCTCGCGGAGTACCTTACCCAAATCCAAGCGAACACCTACAACACGGCCCAGAACACGGCTGACATCCTTGCCGAGTTAAGGAGTGTCCTCACCGTGACCGACGGCCCCGCTTTCCGAGTTTTCATGTAACAACAACGAGATATGTCAGTAGTTAACATACCGATACCGGGATACAAGAAATTCTACATCCAGTACGGCTCGAACTCCACCGCCACCGACACCAAGGCACAATGGGGTATGGTGGCGAAGGTTCATCCGTACACTTTCCTCCCCGACCCGAAAGACCCGTACTCGAACGATTGGAAGGACGAGAACGGCGATGACGAGTACACCGCCGTGATGCAGTACAAGGCTTTCGAGATTGAGGTGGAGTTCTATGTCAAGGTCGAGGCAACGGGTAACGGCGTGACGGCCACCACCGCCGCCTCGCAGTTCTACACGAATATGCGCTCCTTCTTCGATGCCGTGAAATCGGGCGAGTTCAAAATCTTCATGGAGTACACGCAGCAGGGATTCCAGAAGGTGCGCTATGCGGGATTCGAGATGGACGAGGACGGCTACAAGGCCCGTAGCAACTGGGTACGCGCCACCTTCAAGGTGAAGTTCAAGGTCAACGATCCCGTCACCGTGATGACCATGAGCAACGGCGCGATTGTCGAACCATCAACTTCGTAGTATGGCACGATTCAACATATACTCCTCCGACGGGCAGACCGTCCGTTACAAGGGCGCACCGAAGTACAACGGCATCTTCGGCAAACCCTCCTACATCGAGTTCGCGGAAATCGCCTCGCCCACGCCTATCGCTTGGAGTGTCGGCGACTATGTGGACTACACGCGCACCGGCTTCCGTTACCGCCTCTATTTCGAGCCTCAAGTGGTCAAGAGCGCGACATCCACGAAAGCGGGCGATGCCTTCGTGTATAAGAACGTGCAGTTCTTCGCACGGACGAAAGACCTTGAAATCGCGCTCTTCCGCGATGTGGTACTCTATGACAACTCCGTGCATTTCTCCTCGCTTGCGGCGGTTGACACCTACGAGGATGTGTACGGCATAGCGAGGCGCATCCAAGCGAACATGGATGCCTTCGCCCCGAACGCATGGAACATCCAAGTTGTCACCACCACGGACGCGGACTTGCTTGCGGTCTTGAGTGAGGTCAAACAGTTCTCCGTGAGCGACGGCACTTGCCTTGACGCGCTCAACGCGATATACAACACTTGGTCGGGCATCGGTTGGGTTTACTCCGTTGTGAGTGGCGTGAACACCATCACCATCGGTAGGCCGAACATCCAGGATTCGGGGAACACCACCTCGGAGTTCTCCTACGGTCACGGCAACGGCTTGAAGGTGCTGACGCGCAACCTTTCGAGCAAGTCCGATATGGCCACGCGCATCTACGCATACGGTAGCGACCGCAATATGCCCACGCGCTACTACAACAACTACACGCCCGCCATCAAAGACCACGAGAGCGTCTATATCCCGCACCTGATGCTTCCCCTCACCGATTGGGGTTCTACGGGCGGCTTGAAGGATGCGCGTCTTGCGTACCTTGAGGATGCGACCGCGATTTCCAAGTACGGCCTTATCCCGAAGGTCTTGCGTTTCGACGGTGGCAACGGTCTTGAGGACATCTACCCCTCCATTGAGGGTATGACGGTAGGCGATGTCGCTGATGCGAGTTTTCCCTCTACGGGATGGAGTTCGTCGGATAGGATTGACGAAGTGTATAGCGCGGTGAATCCGGGCGATGACGGGCAGTACACGGAGCGTAGCGAGAAACTCAAGCAGACGGTGACGAAGAGCATCACCGACCCCAACAAGACATACACTACTGTATCGGGGCAGGAGGCTCTCACGGTTGGCAACGATGCCGAACTCTTTACCACGGGGGCTACGTCGATGCAGAGTGGCAAGTACACCATCAATATGGGTGAACTTGGTGGTTCCATCGTGGCCACGAACGGTGATTTCACGGAAGTCCCGAAGGGCTTTCTTGAGGTATATGTCGGCTCATACCTTGAGACATCGAAGGAACTGGATGTGAGGTTTGGTTTCACGCGGATGGAGAACGAATATATTTTCTCCGTCCCCAACGTGTCCTTCACCACCGAGCATAGCGGTGTAGTAAAGGCGTACATCCGTTTTGAGGCGAAGATACCTAAGAGCGCACCGAATATGTCCTTGGCATATCACCTCACACCGACCACCGCGACCATCAACGTGGAGTATTCGATACCTTCGACCTTCACCTTGAAAGTCCCTCAGTTGGGCTTCGACCTCAATACGGTGGGTACGTCCACGGACGGACTCGCAACCTTGAGTATGAAAACGGGTATGTGTGCAGGGCGCGATTTCGTGGTCAAGAAAGCCGAGTACAACACCACCACGCATACATGGGACTTGACGTGCCAACGGCAGGACGACACCTCGCTGATGCTCTACTTCCCCAACAATGTGTATGAGATAGCGAGTGGGGACAGATATGTGTTGCTTGACATCCAACTGCCCGACAAATATGTCACGGCGGCTATGACGAGACTGCACAATGCCGCGTCCGATTCCCTTTCGAGGCTCTGTAAGCCCCGTATGGTCTATACCCCGGAGGTTGACTCCAAGGAGGTGTTGATGTCCGAAATTTCGCTCATTGAGGGCCTTTATATGCCCGTCTACGACACGGACTTGATTTCGGCCACGGGTAACACCGAATGGGTGCTTATCGACTCCGTTACGATAGCGGAGAACGAGGATGCGATACCGATTTGGAGCGTCACCTTGAGGGATGAGAAAGCGGAGAGTATGATGGTCGCGCTCACGGGTGAGTTGGCCGATGCGAAGAAGCGTCTGCGCGATTGGGATGTGGACGAGAAGCGCAGGCCCGCCCCATCCGATGAATCTCCCGTGCTTATCCCTACGGTTGTGGGTGTGCAGATACAAGCGGAAAAGAGTTTCTTCCCCTACACGGGCGACAGTACGCCGCAGACCATCGTGCTGACTGCGGTGACGCAAGGCATCAACAACCCCACCTATCAGTGGTATTACCTCGGACAAAGTGGATGGATGGCGATAAGTGGTGCTACGGCGCAGGCTTACTCGGTGCAGAGCAATAGCCAGATATACTACCAAGGCGGTGAGGTCGTGGAGGATTTCCGCGTGGTGGTGACGGACGGATCGTCATCGTGGGAGGACAGGATGCAGATAACGAAGTTGACGGGCAGTACTACCATCGCATTGAGCAACCCCGTGCATCTTTTCGCTGGCGAGGTGTCGTCGGCAGTTGATGCCCAGAGCGACTCCACGACGATTGTGGCATACGCTGGTGACACGCTTGTGGCGGCTACCGTGAACTCCATAAGTGGTGCGGTGACGGGTATGACCGCATTGGTGCGGAGTGGCACGAACGGCACTACTGCACCCATCATTGACATCTCCGTTACGGACTCGCTTGTCGAGCCGAGCGGGGCATTGATTATCAATGTCACCGCAGGGGGCGTGACGCGGAACTTGACTTACTCTTGGGCTATCGCCTTCAAGGGCGAGGGGGGTGGCTCTGCCGGCCTCTCCAATGCCATTGTGTATCTCTACAAGAGGTCTGCGACTGCGCCTACTATCAACTTCACGGATACCTTGACATACTCCTTTGTCAACAATGCGTTGATTTTGCCCGCGAATTTCGTGAATAATTATGGTTGGTCTCCCACTATCCCTGCCCACAACTCCAACCCGTTGTATGTGACTGCGGCCACGGCATCAAGCCGTGCTGATACCGATGACATAGGATACAACGAGTGGGCATCGCCCGTGATGCTTGTTGAGGACGGTGCTGATGGGCAAGACGGGCAAGACGGAAGCCCCGGCGCAGACGGTCAAGACGGCGCAGATGGGCAAGACGGACTGAACTCCGCAACGGTGTTCCTCTACCAGAGGGCGGCATCAGCGCCGAACAAGCCGAACGGGAATCTCACCTACACCTTCGCTACGGGCGTGTTGAGTGGGTACTACCTTGGGGATTGGTCGCAGAGTATTCCTTCTGGTACTGACCCCTGCTGGGTTATACAAGCCACCGCTATATCGACGGGAGAAACAGATGTTATTGAATCGGGAGAGTGGTCTGGTGTTACTAAGTTGGTCGAAAATGGCGAAGATGGAAGCCCCGGCAATCCTGGGCAGTCATCATTCAAGTCCATCATCTTCAAGAGAAGCAACAGCACAGTGACCGCGCCGAGTGGCGGCTCATACTTATCGCCGTTGCCGAATCCGTTGGACGATTGGAGCGACGGGGTTCCGAGTGGAGACGCGCAACTGTGGATGTCAACACGCATTTTTACGAGCGATGCACAGTCGCCGCAGCAGCCATCGTGGACTACGCCTCAGCCCGTCACGGACACCTCGGACATCGACTTCGAGTTTTCTGCGGTAGAGACGAACCCCGGAAATCCAACGAGCAACCCTAACAACTGGCATAACACCGCCACATCGGCTGACATTTGGATGGCTGTGCGTAAAGCGGAGAATGGTGTGTGGGGTAATTGGGAAGTTACAAAGATAAAGGGTGAGCGTGGTTCTAACGGTCAGTCATCCTATAAGTCCACAGTGTTCAAGAGGAGTAACAGTACGTTAAGCGCACCGAGTGGTGGGTCTTATGCCTCGCCCTTACCCAACCCTCTCAACGATTGGTCGGATGGTGTTCCAAGCGGAGATGCGCGTCTATGGATGACCACGCGCATTTTCACGAGTGACGGGCAGTCGCCACAACAGAGTGCTTGGACAACTCCGCAGCCGGTGACGGACACTGCCGACATAGATTTTGAGTTCTCTGCCGTGGCGACCAATCCGGGCAATCCTACGAGTAATCCATCTAATTGGCACAATACTGCCACGTCGGACGATATATGGATGGCGATTCGCAAGTGCAGTAACGGTGTATGGGGAACTTGGGAAATCAGCAAGATAAAGGGCGAAAAGGGCGACCCCGGCGACAGTGCGGTGACAGCCGACATCGACAACGAGATGGATGGTGTCGTGGTGAGTTCCGAAGGACGGACGACAGCGCAAGTGTCCTTGACCGCCACGGTGTCTATGTGGTACGGGACAAATGCGATGACATTGACCAACATCACATTCGGAGGCGCACCTTCTGGCGTAACGACAAGCCGCAATTTGTCCACGGGCGTTGTGACTTTCACCATCGCAAACAATACCGCACTTTCAAATCACGACATTACGTTGACCGTGGTCGGAAGTTACAATAGCGTATCATATACGAGGTATTTGAAGTTCACGATTGTCGGTGTGAAGGCAGGCGCGAATGGTGAGGATGGCGTGGTGTACTATCTTCTCCCATCCGTTTCGTCTGTGAAGAAGAACAAAAACGGGGCATATAGCGTTCAGTCCGTCACTTGTGCGAAGATGAAAAGAACGGGCAGTGGTAGCGGAAGCACTACCACGGACGGCACGTTGAAGTATTCGATTGACGGTGGTTCGGAGACTAATTACAGTTCCGCTATATCAACCGCTGACTTCACGAGTACGCTTACATTCTTCTTCTATATCGGTTCGGTGTTGGTTGACAAGGAGACCATCCCTATGCTCATAGATGGTACTGATGGAGAAGATGGTGATGACGGTGATGATGGAGACACCATTTATAGGGCCTTCGTTTTCAAGGCATCCTCTACCAAGCCGAACAAACCTACGGGGACGAATCCCGACGTGTCATCGCAAGGTTGGTATGATTCCCCTCCTGAAGCATCGGAGTCCACATTATCCGTGACCTATGATTCCAATTTCAATACATCTTCCACGCCACACATCGCCTCTGTTGCTAACAACGGTACGAAATGGGGCAAGGTGACATTCGCCGCCAACAAGGGAGATAAGGTGAAAGTGGAGATTGAATCCTCAAGTGAGCATAACTACGATTTTGGATACCTCTCCTTGCTTGACGATGATTCCCTCCTTGAGGGGAATGTGGCCACTCCTGCATCCAACAAGTACACTGCAAAAGTGTCGGGTACGTTCGCGTCTTACCCCACGGATGCGAAAAAAACGGTCACGTTTGAGATCCCTTCCACGGGTACGCATTTCTTCTGCGTGGGCTACCACAAGGACGGCACTAACACTTCTGGTAGCGATACAATATACATCGACTCGGTGAAAATTGTGCCGTTTATCCCTATATGGATGTCGAGTTCTTTGGTGACGAACGGAGTATCGGACGGTAATTGGAGCGACCCTGTGAAAATCACCCCGGAGGATGGTAATGATGGGCGTGATGGTGAATCTCACGCGACAATCTATATGTACCGAAGAATTGATTCGGGTTTACCTACGAGTTACACGATAGGCAACGCAACCTATGACTTTGAGAATGATACACTTACTGCGAACAGTGGGCAGACCTTGAACGGATGGGTACGCGACCCTGCCGATACCTCCAACAGCGGGCCGATATACGTCACGATGGCGAATGTTTCTTCGCGTGATGCCACCGTAACGGTTTTGGGTGGTTGGAACACGGGCCTCGGTGATTGGAGCGAACCAGTCCGTTGGACGGGCGACGATGGTGTCCAAGGCCCGATGGGAAAGGTGATGCGCGGTGTGAATGTGTGGAGTTCAAGCGGGCTTCCCAATGGTCGCATATCCTCCAATGGATACCAGGGACTTGACGAGGTTGTGTCGGGATTCATCTACTATGATGTGGTTTGCGTTGTTGACACCAACGGGCAGTTGAGCCAAGACACGGAGAAGTTGTGGTACTTCTACTGCAAGGACGGTGTAGGCGCAACAAGTGTCAATCCCATCACGGACGTTGTCACCAATGACCCCACCAATAAGATAGATGGAGATAATTGGGTAAGGGCCGTGAATTATGACTTCATCGCTACGCGCGTCTTGTTGGCAGAGAACGCCTTTATAGATGTGATGAGTGGCAACGGTGTCTATATGTACGGTGACAACGGCGCGTCCGACGGCAATATAGTCGCAGGAGTGCAGGGAGGCACGAAGGTGTCGTACAACGGCTCTCTTGTCAACCAAGTCAATTTCTTCGCGGGGACGAATATGGCATCGCCTACGACTGCCGACATCCAAAACGCGCCCTTCCGCGTGGATTATGAGGGCAATATCTATGCCTCCCAAGGTTTCATAGGGCCTTACACCATAAACTCTGACGGTCTTGTTAAAACCGCTGGAACATATACGAATAGGGAGTGCCAATACTCCTTGGGAGAGTTCAATATCGAACTGACATCTGGACAGAGGCACTACTATATCCACGGTGACACATCTCCGTCCACGGGAGTAGGAATACTCGACGTGTATAGCAACTATTCATTGTTCCCTGCCATAACCACTACGGGTGATATTATGCGTAATGGCGAGTCAGTAATCACCTCTTACGACGGGAATGTTTTGAAGATTCGCAAGATTACGCAAAGTGATTACAACAACCTATCCACGAAGGATAGCAAGACATTGTATGTGATAGTGAGCAGTTAGGATATGACAACGGAAGACATACTATCGGCATACGTTGGCACTACGCAAGTCTCGCGCCTCTACTTGGGGAGCGATCTTGTGTGGCCCTCCAACTACACATATAACATCGTCAATGCAACCGCACATTTCTCGTCCGGCTCATTCATAGACGCTGGAGTGGTGGGAAGCCAATACTCCGGGAACTACCTCTATTTCACGGGTACGGTGCGCCTCCAACGAGGACAGACGGTCATATCCGAGACAACGGAGTACCTCGTCCCCACGGTGTCGAACACCTCCGACTTCAATGTCATCTACGAGTCATCACTCGGATACTATGTTGTGCGTGGGAACAACCTCGGAACGATACCCACATCGAGTTCCAAGACTACCACCGTATCGGTGACATTCGCCACGAGTGCGTCTTATACCATCCCTCAGTCATTCGTACAGGAGAGAAACATAGAGACGGAGGGAACGCCTACCACGGAGAGGGTGAACGGAACGCCCACGGTCACTACCGAGGCTTACGACTACAATGTTTACATTAGTGCGACATCATACGCTTCTTCATCGAATCCTGCCCCTGCAAGCGGTGGAACTACCACCCTTACATACGGTGCAAGCCATACGGAGAGGAGCATTACCGTCACTCCTTGGACGGATGTCACAACGCCCCACTACAACTACACCTCCGGGGCGACACGCGACGGCTCTCCTTATATCTCCGACTCCGGCTCTACTACCACCTATGGAACGCCTCGCGGAGTTGAGGACACGCCTACCATATCGGGAAGCGCGACGGGATTCACAAGAAGTGGGAACACCGTTACCATCGCCAATCGTGGAACGACAACGGAGCAGGCGCGTTCCGTCACCTATACCGCATCCAACGGCAACGCGACTCCAGCAACTGTCACCATCTACCAAGAGGCGAACGCGATTATATCTACTGTTGTCGAACCTCACCTCGAACTCGCGTGGGATTACTCCGGGAGTACATTTCCCGGCGACGGTGGTGTCTTTGGCGTTACATATAGGTCGGAGGCAAAGACCACATACACCTATACAAGTCGTGAGAGTACGGAAAGCAGTGATCCAATTACCTCCAATGTAACGAGTACGAACTGTACTCCGAGCGTGAACACGGTGTCCGGCTATGGTGCTTTCTCCGTGACGATTGCAAGGGCTGGTTCTTCGCGCAGGTGGGTATTTTGTAGGATCACCGAGCCTACATCGCAGGAATATGTATCCATCAGCAAGCAGCAGGATGCGTACACCCAGAGGGTCGCGGCCTTCACCGCCATCGCATATCCGCAGACTTCAAGCGACTATACCAAGGGACACGTTTACTACAACTTTGAAGTTTCGTCAGGTTCTCTTTCGAGCGATACCTTGACGGACGTAGTCCTGCATTACAAGGTGGGCAACGGTAGCGAGACTACGGTGTATATCGGTGATATGACCGTGTACGCTATGGGTACGAATGAGTTGGAAGAACTTGTATCCACGCAAGGCACAGTCCCCGTGTTCTCGTCTGGGCAGAGCGTTGAAACTTGGCTCTCGGCATCTGGCATAGGCGGTTTCGATACAATCAGTTACGCACATACAACTACACAAATCCAATAGTATTATGAACTACAAAATCAAGAACTTCTTCAACCTCCTGCTGATTTGCCTCTGGGCAATCGGCTTCATCGGTGGCTTCGGTTACTGCCTTTCCATCAAGGAAGTGGTGGTGGCCATAGCCGTACTTGTACTCGGCGGGATGGCTTTCCCTACCGTCCAGAAGTGCTTCGACGAGATGAAAAATCTCAAGTAAGCACAATAAATCTACAATAAAGTACAACGGTAGTCAACGAAATGACAATTTCGTTGGCTATCTTTGGTTGTAACCGATAAAGTACGCCAAAATGGACTGGACAAGTTTGATAATTGAGTTCCTCGCCTTCCTATTCGGAGGTGGACTCGTAACCATCGTAACGTTGCGGCAGATACGCAACCGAGAGAGCATCAAGAACGAATCACTGGCCATCAAGCCGTTGAGAGAGACCAACGAGCAGTTGCGTGGCGAGATTCAGCGGATGGAAGCCCGATATACCTCTCTTGAGGAGAAATATGAGGCTATGGTGGCGAGGATGGAGACGAAGCAGGCCGACACCACGAAGAAGTATGAGGACAAGTGCGAGGAGTGCGCCACGGCGAAGAATATGATGTGCGTACACCTCGGTTGTTCACTCAGAGACCCTATGCTTGGGCAGGGTGCTGATTGGTACGAGGCGCACAAGGACAACTTGAGTCTTGGCGTTGACTATACATCGGTGAATGTGCTGATGAAGAACCTTGGCGCGAAACGAAAGAAAGAACAGAGCGATGAGGCTAAAGATTGACAGACGGTGGAAGAAGGAGACCTATACGATAGGCCGCCTGTATGTTGACGGTGTTTTGTTCTGCAACACTCTTGAGGACAAAGACCGTGGACTTACGAGGTATGACTCCTTGTCCACGATATACTCCGAGAAGGTCTATGGTGAGACCGCCATACCTACGGGGACTTATGCCGTGGCTATGAATGTCGTGTCTCCGAAATATGCCGCCGTGAAATGGTACAAGGACTTGTGCGGTGGACGGATGCCGAGACTCGTCAATGTCCCTGGCTTCGACGGGATTCTCATCCACCCTGGGAACACCGCGCTTGACACGTTGGGCTGTGTCCTTGTGGGGAAGAACACGCAAGTGGGCAGGCTCACATCATCCAAGGACACCTTCAAGGCTTTGTATAAGAAGATGAAAGAGGCGGTTGATAGGGGAGAGACCATAACAATCGACATCGTATGACGAAGGAGACCGCATTGAAGATATTGCTGGACGAGTATCCGCAGGGACGGAAATTCGAGGCTTTCTTCCGCAAGACAATAGACGACTTCGTTGGTGAGGGGAAGATCGTGGATGAGTACTGTCTTGAGCAGATAAAGATATACCTAAAGAGTTTGACATAACTTTTCATAACCTATAAAGTTTTTAAGTATGCAGATGATTATCAAAGATGAGACCCCGTTCATAGTGAACAAGAGGGCCTTTATGTTGGGTAAGTCCACAAGTGGCTACACCCTCAAGTGCAACCCCGATTACAAGCCGGGCGAACCCATCGTGGATGCCGATTGGAGCGCGTACTCCGACGCTATCGCGGCAGGCTACCCTTGCACCGTCGAGTGTGCGAGTGGCGTGTGGTGGATGCTTGACGGCAACGTCGGCGAGGTTGCGTGTGTCTTTTAGCAAGGAGGTGGCACTATGGCAACAACTCTAATCAACGGTGTGTATCACACCTCGTTCCGCGATGTCGGCGGTGGCGGTGGTGGTGGCTCTACTACTGACCCCAATGCCGTACATTTCAACGAATCGCAGAGCCTCACTGATGCTCAAAAGGAACAAGCGCGTGACAATATCGAAGCGGCAAGCCAGGCCGTAGTCCCTTCTGCGGCATCCGCATCCAACCAACTCGCGGACAAGGCGTTTGTCAATTCGAGCATCAGCACGGCAACGGCAACCTTCAAGGGGTCGTTTAACCTCGTCTCCGACCTCTTGCTGACCGTTTCCGCAACGCAGTCGCAGATAGCGACGGCCCTCGGCACGGCCATCTCCACGGCAGACAACAACGACTATGCCTTCGTGCAGATACCGACCGCCGACGCGACGCCCACGGAAATCGCACGGGTCGAGCGGTACAAGTACAACGGGAGCGCGTGGGCGTTTGAGTACGCGCTGAACAACTCCGGCTTTACGGCTTCCCAATGGGCGGCTCTCAATTCGGGCATCACTTCTGGATTGGTGAGCAAGTTGAGCGACCTTCCGACTAACTCCGAACTGACGAATTTGCTTGCGGGCAAGCAGCCGACGATTGACAACAATCACAAGTTGGATTATTCGCTTGTTAGTAACACTCCGCCTTCCGTGCCTACGCCCACCTCTGCTGACGAGAACAAGGTATTGGGTGTTACCGATCCGCAGGGAACACTTGGTTGGGTTCCGCAGACTGGAGGTGGTGGTTCTGCAAATGCGGTTCTCTACACCCAGCAGAGCCTCACAAGCGAACAAAAAGCACAAGCGAGAACGAACATCGGAATCCCGTCTCCGCAGATGACATACACCCCGGTTGGCGATTTGTCTCCGAATGTTGACCCGGCTGAGAATGTGACGAAAGACCTTGTGATGGAAACCCCGTCGAGGGGCGCGATAACTCCAACGCTCGTGAATGGCAAATTCATCAACCAGCAAGGGGAATTCGAGACGACCAGCAATTACTCTTATTCGGCCCCGATTCACCTGAAGCGCGGGAAGACCATCAACGTGCGGACGAATGGTTTGGGTGTAGCGGGCATTTCACTCACCGATGCCGCCGGCACAGAATACTTATGGGTTGACGGCTCGTCCGAAGGAGGCGACCGTGTCGTCTCATATACGGCGGTGCAAGACTGCTATGTGGCAATATCCGGCCCTACTGCGTCATTGGCGGCGGACCTGGTGTCTTCGGACAGAAGCAGCTATATTGACCCGGACGACGTTGGTGTTGAAGCGGAAGAGGAGGTCTCTTTCCCTTCAGTCACTCTGGTCGAGGGTAAAATCCTCCGTGCGGATGGAGACGTGGGCACCAGTGTATCCTTCCTGTACACAAGTCCGGTATTCCTCAAAGCCGGCGATACGCTGGAATTTGACTTTACCGGCGGTCAGGGGGTTGCCACCCTGGCGAAGGTCCTTGTCGAGGATAGCCGTTATCAAGCCATCCGGGTCGATAATGCCAATGTGGGTTCGCTCACCCATGTAAGCTACACGGCGGAGACTGATTGCTGGGTGGCCATGTGCGGCACTTCCGTGGTGTCCGTGATGGTTACCAACGCCCAGGGCAAAAGGATAATCGTCCCCCTTACGGACATCCTCGACGAGATGGCGAGCGTGACGAAGGATGCTTATGAGGGGCTGGATTACTTCGAGATTCCGATTCCCAAGATGGCAAAACTCAACGTCATCTCAGACGGCTTTTCCGAGAGCAAGCAGGCCCCCGTCGATGCGACCATCGAATACACGGATGTCGAACATAACGTATATTTCAAGCGGCGCGTATCACTCACGGCCCAGGGGCAGAGCTCGATGAGCTACATCGAGAAGAACCAGACGCTGGATTTCGCCGACTGCGAGATCAAGTTCGGGGACTGGGTGTCCCAGGATTCGTTCCATTTGAAGGCGTACTATATTGATGTTTTCCGGGGCATCAACAATGCGATGTATAACTTCGCCGAGAGCGTTATCAAACTCCAGGGCTGTCGTTCTAATCGCGTTCTCCGTTCCGGCTCGACGACCGACCATACCGGGGCCGGGAACTTCTTCACGGACTTCGGGACGGATGCGCTTTGCCATCCGGACGGTTTCCCCGTCGAGGTGTACCTGAACGGTGAGTATTACGGGCTTTATGCGTGGAACCTGAAGAAGAACCGCGACAACTATTCGATGAACAAGAACAACGCGGCCCATATCCTCATGGATGGCGAAATGGGGCACAATGAGTTCTGGGACGGCTCCGTCAACTGGACGAAGTTTGAAATCCGCAACCCGAAGGGGCTTGTCACGATGAACGGGAACGACTACGACGGAGAGAACCCCCTGGAACTGATCGATGCCACTTCGTCGTATTATGATCCGTCCAATGCGAACCATGTGAGGAGCGCCGCCGTGAAGGCCAGCATCCTCACGCTCGCCGGAGCACGGGACAGCATCCTGGCGCTGGCGACGACGGAAGCGCAAAAGACCGCCTTCGCCGAGACTTTCGACGTCCCGATGTTCCTCGTCTATTATGTAGTGTCGCAGGTCATCGACAACTACGACGGGTTCTACAAGAACTGGATTTGGACGATGTACAGCGGGAAGGCCGCGCCGAACTTCTACGACATGGATTCCCTTTTCGGGCGTTACTGGAACGGGACGCATGTCTTCCACAATCCGAACTGGGGCGATGTCCAGAATTACAGCGATTCCAATTCCATTTCCCATCTGTTCGTTTCCCTCTACGCGGACGAGATCGCGGCGCTTTACGGCGAACTCCGCGAGGCGAAGGTGTTCACCGTGGAGAACATCGTGGGCTACCTCCGCGACTGGCTGGAGAGAATCGGGCGTGCGGCGCTGAAGCGGAACATCGACAAGTGGCCCACACTTCCGTCATATCGTCCGACCGGCGAATCTGCTTATCAAGATGGCACGGGCACGGCGCAGGGAATGTATGATTCCGTCGAGCGTGTCAGCCTCTGGCTCGCCGGGCGAATCACTTATCTTGACAACAAGTATGGTTACACCGAATAAAACAAGAAACTATGCCTAATACGATTCAAATACGCGACGAAGAGAGTAACGCCCTCTACCCAATTACGGACAAATCCCTTGTCATGGGGCTCAACTCTTCGGGTTCATCCCTCCCCAGCGGGGGGATGCTCCCCGATGAGGTGTACGACCTCGGAGAGTTGACCGGGAGTATCTCGTTCACCCTCGCTGCGGCGGTCTCTGGCAAGACGAACTATTACACTTGGTCTTTCTCGACCGGCGCAACCCCTCCTATCCCCACATGGCCAGTAGGTGTTACCATGTGGGCCGGAAACTGCATTGACCAGCAAGGTTCGCCAGAACTGTCTGCGAACAGGACCTACGAAGTTTCCGTCAAGGACGGTCATGGACTTATCTTCGAGTGGTAGCATGGGAGCAGTTGAAATACGAAGAAGGCTGATGGCCTTATCCTGCGGAGAGCCATTCGTCCCTCCTGCGCCCTATGACGCGCTGGTGGATTATGTTGATTGCGCGGGGACGTATGTTGATACCGGGATAAACCTCGGAGACCATACAATTATCGCCGAAATCCAGTTATCGGCCGGTTATGTGAACAATATCTGTCTGTTCGGTGCATGGCCATATAATGTGCTGAACAAGGCGTTGATGGTTGCGTTGTACAGCAACAGGTATTACTTCGGTACTACGAGCGCGGAAAAGAATGTTGCCCCGGCCCAGCCGTTTGATACGAATTGGCATACATACGAAATCTCTGCAAGGGGTTTGTTCAAGGTCGATAACGATGTCCTGTACAACGATGTACAAGACGCCGTGTTTTTGAACGTCCCCTGCTACCTTTTCGCTCGTTACGCGCCCCAGTTGGGAACTTGTCCCGCCGGTGTGAGGTGCCGTTCTTTCAAGATCATCAACAATGTTACCGGAACCGAAGTGTTCGACGCGGTTTCCGCCAGGGTCGGGCAAATCGGCTACCTGTACGACCGAAAGAGCCGACAACTCCTTCCTGGTGCGAATGCAAATTTAACCCCTGGAAACGACATTTAAAATTGCATAGCATTATGAAACGCCTCTTACCCCTTCTCCTTTTGCTGGCCGCTTGCCAGCAGTCCAATCCGATTGACAAGAGCCTTTCGGAGTTCCTTTCCACAAGGTCAGCAGAGCCGCTGGAAAGCACCATCTGGGAGCATCAAACCCAAGACGAGTACAACCGATACATCTCCTTCAAGGATGGCGTAGCAAGCCTTTTCTATGGCACATACGACGGGGAGTTGCAACGCTGGAGCGAGTTCTATTCCGCACCCTACGCCTACAAGGATGGGGTGCTTGAAACGGCTATCTCCTATCCCTTGTGGGGGCAGGAGGAACTGACCGAATCCGCTTTCATCGTGCAGGCCGGGGACAATTTCACGCTTCGGATCAACAACGACACCTACACCTATTGGGGGCCGTACACCGAGCAGATAGAAGGGCGGTGGATTACGATAAATGTCGGAATTAAGCCGTGGGAATGACCGGAGGGCAGGGGCCTCGCAAGAACCATACTTGCCCTCCATTCAAAAAACACACAATATCATGGACAAGAAAACATTTTGCAAGCGTGTCGCGCTTTGGACGGCAATCATCGCAGCCGTCATCATGCTCATCATCGGCCTCTGTTGTGGCAAGGTCATCGAAGGAAACCTTTTCGCCGAGGTCGCCAAGTGGGTCTTCATGTGGCTGATTGTCACGGTCATCCTCGAGGGCTTCGCGTACTTCCTCGCGCCGCTCTACTGGCATTTCAAGGTTGACCCGAGCAGGAAGAAAGTGGAGACGCCAGTAGAGAAGATGAGGCGCGAGTTCCGCGAAAACGAAGGGCTCCTGGAAGATAGCTGTGCCTCTGAGACGTGCGCCTATCGCGGCCAGAATATCTGCACCATAAGGAGCGGAGAATACTGCCCGATGTATATCCGCAAGAAAACATAATGCACTGACGCTACCGCCGTGAGGCGCGATTTCATGACGAATAGTTTTAGTGTTTTTTCACCCGGGCCTCGGAGCCATACCGGGGCCCATTAAAAAAGAGACAAGACATGGTACTGGAAGGAATCATCGGATACATTGTATCCGCACTCGGAGGCGGAGGCCTCGGATGGATCGTCAACTGGAAATGGGGGCGGAGGAGCATCGCGCGCCTTATTGGACGGAAACGGCAGTCCACGAGATTTACGACTCCGTGCGTAATAGGATTCATCCGTACAACGAGTGGGACTTCTATGTCACGATGAATATGATTGCGTCGGATAATTGGTGCTTGCTTCACGATTGGTTTCCCGATATGGACGATGCCGAGTTCGCGTCGAAGGTCACGGATATGGCCGTTAATTGGCTTGACGACCCCGACAACCCGTATGGTGACGCGAAAATCTGGGGATACCTCAATGGCGCGGCATAAAAAAAGGGAGACCGTTAAGGCCTCCCTTTAATGTTTATCAAGTTATACTGAACACCCACTCCCACATAGGGCGACAACCCTGCTTTCGATACTCCATACCCCGCCTGGATTCCCACCGACCATCTTGGATTGGTGTATTCCCTGACGATGTTATTCACGGTGATGGTGGTTGTCTTGCGGTACACATCCATCGTGTCAAGGCTCGGCATCACTCCCGAAATGACGGCGCGATAGGTTGAATCTTGGTACACCTTCTGCTCTCGTGGCAACTCTGCCCATAGCGTGTCGGTCTTGCCTGGGACTGCCACGGGGACTCTTATCGTGTCCACCGTCCTGACGGATATATACTTCGGCTCTACGACCTTTATAGTGTCCGTAAGGGTCAATGTATCAATCTGCGTTATAATCGTCTCTACGGCCTCGCTACGCCCTTTTACGCGCCCTTTGTGATACGCAAAGAAAACTGCCCCGATTGCAAGGGCGAGAAGCGCGATGATGATGTACTTTTTCATATCAAAACAATGTTTGGTTATCTTGTAGTAGTATATCCTGAATCAACGAATCTCTGTACCGTGTCGGATGCTTTTGAAGCATATTCTTCCACTTGAGCAAAAAGGGTTTCTGCTTCCGCTTGTATTTGCCGTTTTTCTACCTTTCTACGGGCCTTAATGATACGAGCCAAGCGGTTGAGTATCTTCTTTGCTTTGCGTTCGTCTGCGTAGCGTTTGACGGCCTTTATGACAGTTGGCATACCGATGTCGGAGATATACTTGGTAAAGTCATCGCGGACGAGATAATCGGAGCGTTTGTCGTGGAAGTACACCTTGCCATCAATGCGAATCATTCCGTAGTATCGTGCGAGAGAGAGTTGGGAGTTGCGCCAATAGTCGGGGTGGATAAGGATCGCGTTCATAGGCTTGGTTGACAGTCGCACCACTCGAAGTTCCTTTCGGGGTTGGGGATGATTTCGGGAATGAGCCGATGTTCCAGACAATCCGCTATGTCGCTGGACACCTCGGAAGCGAAGTCCGACTCTGCCATCTTGTTGAAGGCGATTGCTTGCACGACCTTCCCACATGTCGGACACTTAAAAATCAATGCGTACTTTTTCATTTCAGTAGTTTCTTTAATGCGTCGTTCGCGGCCTTGAGTTCGGATCTCTTGCACCCCTGGACGAGGTACTGGTCAACGCGCTCGGCGAGGTGCTGGGCGGATTGAAAAAAGTCTTGTACTATACTCCGTGGGTGTATCTCCAGAAACTTGTGTGAACCGCAAGACGAACACCATGTTAGCATTTCTTCGGTAGATATAAACTTTCCGCAATTGGCGCATTTGAGAACAGTAAGTGGTATTTGAGGGTTTACTTTTTCCATTATTGCTCTTACCTCTGCCCTCACTTCGGGGTCAACTTCGGAGAGGCACTGCTGATATAGTGGATTGGTCTTGGTATAACATACGCACCCTTCAATCTCGCATCGCGTTTCGGGGAGCCCTTTCTTGCAACACCCCGTGAGGTTATTGTAGTAGTAGCAATCAGTCTTTTCCATCTTCAACAACTTTTACGGTGCATAATGGTTCACTTCCAAATCTCATCGCTGGAACAGTTGATAATGGAATTTTGGGATAGTAATCTATTGATTGTGGATATGCTTCCAATGCTCTCTGTTCTGCTCTCTTGCTCATATTTACATTGAATTAGGTGTTGTTCTTGTTCCTCCTGTACTATATCTGTGAGGACAGTTAATACAATCGTGATGGGGATTAGTACACTTACTAAAGTCTTCAAAACAGCTGAGTTGATTCAGTGTAAGAGGGACAAAAGACAATGGAGATGATATTAAATCTCTTCTTGCTAATTCTTCAGCAAGTCTCTCCTTCGGGAGTTTCATATAGTCTTCTTTTGTCATACTACAATTTGATTTCAAGGTTAATTCCACAGAGTTTCAGTGCGTGCTGAAGTTCGTGGACATATTGGGGCATAGGGTAAAAGTATGAGATAAGCACAGACTTTTCTCCAGTTAGGTTAGGCTTGTCTATCATTATCGAAATCTTGAGTTTGCGCTTCCGTGAGAAATCAATAACGATATTGCGCTTGTAGCATATATCGTGAACCTTACTGTTCACAATCCATTCATTAGTAAGAAGCATAGGTCTTGTACCATCCCCGTTCCACTCGTCACCATCAGCGCGTACAAGAAACTCATCCTCGGAGAGTGCTATGATTCTACCCGTGTGCCCATCACCATCACAAACGATGTCATTAAGCATTAGTGTGTTTTTCTCAATCATAATAACAATATCCTTTTTCGTTAAACATTTTTAGCTTCTCGGTCAGTTCTTCCCAATCCCTACACTCCACCATCTCATGCCCGTCCTTGAAGAACTGCCAATCAAGTCCATGCCTGATAGGGTTGATACGGGAGAAGTAAGTCTTTCCATCTTCCCACCAGAACACCAAGTAAGCATCCTCCTTGAAGATTGGGCCTCGTCTCCATTCTAACGAGACATTCGCGCCAACCTTCTGAAACGTCTGGTTATGCGTCTGATATGAACCGGGAACTAAGCTCTCCTTAAAGCACAGATGATATATCTTCTCGTAGTCCATATTACTTAAACTTTAATTCATCTTGAACAAACCAATAATAGCTCCTTGCGAACTTCTCCGCAAACTCGATGTTCTTGGATAGGCCGTTACCCATACTTGAGCATATAGCATCCATCCTTCCGTCTATGCAAGGCATAACAACGAAATCCACGGAGTATCCTGCTCCTTCCTTGAACTGTTCAAAGTCCCAGAATCGGAAGATAAGTTGGTACATATCTTCATCACCATTCCTTACCATACGGGATATATCAAAGTCCTCCTCACCGTATTTGGCGCGAGTCCATTTCTTATATCCTCGGTCAAGCAAGGTCTGCTCAAAGGCTAACCATTCTTCGTGTGTCATCTTTCTTCAACTTAAAGTGTTTGCATTTCTTGGCAAGGTCTCCTGCGTGCTTATAGGTGTAGGTACACCACATCCCGTACTCCTTCCACCATTGGCAGTCCTTGCATCGGTAGTCCTTACTCATATCTGTCCTCCTAATATTTTGAACACCTTTTTAGGTAGTACAGTAATACTTGTGATGTGTGGAAGGCTCTTACATTTAAGTTGCTCTTTCATAGCCTTACGCATACTGTACAGGTCTCCAGAGCCATCGAAGATTGTATACAATCCATCACCAAGTGCGATATTCCCATCTTCTTGTTGGCCTTGATACGATATGTGTAGGTAGTACTTCTTTTTCACTTCTCATTCGGTATTTTTGGCATAGGCATCCACCAACAAACTCCGGGGATGTTCCAGCCGTTGTATGATTCAACTTTATATGGTTTCCCTTGGATTTCCACCGTTGTATCCGTGTTGACTATATGTCCGAAACTAATCCAATTTGCCCCTACCTTCTGTCCATCATAGATAACCTCGGTCAGCACAATCACCTCCTCATCCACGGGAGGATGCTCGGAGGCTGGATGCCAACCCAAGTCCTTCTCGGCTTGCTCGTATATGCGGATACCTTTTATTCTTCCCATACTTGCGCTATCCCTATCGGCACGATAAACAAGTATATCATCGTAATCCTCCAACTTTGGGTCGGGGAATAACTCTTTCGCCAATTCTTCTGCGCGTGTCATAGGTTAATCAAAGGTTATAAGCATCGGCAACAGCTGGTACAACCACCAAATCAAGAAGGCGGCGAGGACAACGCACACTATCGTGCGTACTGTCTCCAAAAACAAGTAGTAACTATTTCTCCGTTTCATATTCCCTCTTCCTAAAAGTTACACAAGCCTTATCTTCCCGTCCCACGGTGATTCCTCGCATCCAACAATGGTCGAGATCGTGGTCGCAGAAGTCGCATTTCCCGCAAGTGTTCTTGCGCTCCTCGTTGATATATCCGAGTACGCCAAGCAACGCACCAACCACCATTACCGCAAAGGCGATTGCCACAAGTACGATTATCCCAAGTGTTTTCATAACCCAATGCTTTTCCCGTAGTGCGCGAGTAGTATCGCATCTGAGGTGTTCAATGTCACTTTCTCGCTTGGATAGAGCCTCTGCGCGAGTCCCTTGAGCCGATTCTTCCACTCGGTCTTTGTCAGTCCCGTGGACTTGCCGACTTGGTTGGAGTACGCCTTCTGCCATTTCTGCGGTGTCACCTCCTCGGTTTGTATGCCGAGCGCGTATAGAGCCATCTCAAGGTGTCCGCAGTGCCGTGCGAATGTCGCCGTGGCCTTGCTTGACTGCCCCGGAAGTCCTTGTCCCACGCGCTCTACTACCGCCACCAAACGGCACGGCGAGTTGGCCTCGTTGATGCTCCGTAGTGTGGCGTATATGTCGGGATATGTGGACGGCATCTTGTAAGTGGTGAGCCTTCCGTTGCGGATTACCGCGATTCCTCCTGCCGCCCCAGGGTCGATGCCCGCGATTACAGTTGTAAGTTCTTTCTCCATACTATTCCATTCCGTTTTGCGCCTCCTCCAGATGGTAGAGCCGCCTCATTATTCCGTCAATAATCCCTCTCGCCTCATCGCTGTCGCATTGGGCCTTCAGCGCATCCCCGTCCCAATAGTTAGCGGTGTTAAGTTCCCGCCTCGCCCTCTTGATTAGGGCCATGTCCTTGTCCGTCATTGATTGCCTGATTGAACTTGTTATAAAGGTGCATGATGTCGGCATATTGCCGTGGAAGTGTCAGCGCGTCTTGCATAAGACCGCAGATGTTGATAACGGTGGCGTGGTTGCGCCCTCCGAGATACCCACCGATGTCTTGGTAGGTGTACCCCTCCTTTCGGAGCGTATACGCGAGTATCGCCCTCGCATTGACCAATGCCGATTTCCGACCGTGCGACCGCACATCCTCGCCGACAATCGCGTTCATCTTGCCGATGTACTCCTCGGCGTGTTCGCGTTTCTTCTCGGCCATGAGTTGCGTGACGGGCGTTCCGAGGGCATCGCACAACGCGACCTTCTCTTGTGGCGTGAGGGCGCGTACTTGCTCCATCAGCCGTGCAAAGTCAGAAGATGTCATCGGGCATATCCTCCTCGTTTTGTGCCGCCCACTTCCGCATCTCCTCGGCACTGTTCCAACCTCCCGTTTCGGGATCGGGCGCAGGGGGGGATGTCGGCGGGGTCTTGCCAGTTGTAATGCACTTGCTCCGATATGTCATTCTTCAAGCGGTTGCTTTCCAACTCGAAGTACAACTTTATGAAGTGGTCGGTGGCAGCACCCTTGTCGCGGCACTTGCATATCTCCACGGCATTGGAACACGCGGAATCAAGTATCTCTTGACGGGTGTTCTTACCAAGGAACTCCGCGCTCAATTTGTCGAAGTCCTGGTTGATGCGGTGGATGATAAACACGTTCTGCGCGATGTCCGGCAAGTGACCGCTTCCCGATATGGAGTTCATACGCAGGAAACCGCCCGTCTTGTTGGGATGCGCGATACAATGGATGTGGATGTTCAGCTCTATCGCAAGGTCATGTACGCGCTTCATAAAGGCTTTCTGCGCCTTCCACAAGTCCGTGTCCAAGTCATCTATGTCCAAGATGGTGAGGTTGTCGAGGAACACCTGGTCTATGTGTTCCGTCCGCACCACCTCGCGGATGTCAGCTTCGAGTTGTCCGTATTGGTCGGAATACTCGTTGTTGTATAGGAGGACATATTGGTCAAGCCACGGGTCAATCCTCTTCGCCACATCCTGCGGCGTGTAGTAGAACATATTGAACTGTGACTTGCGGTTGTGGTTCTTGCCCGCCGCTTGGAGGTAGAGCCATGTCTTGAACTCGCCATCGGAAAGTTCCCCCGTCCAGACCGCAGACTTGTAGCCGAGTTGCGCCCCGTTGAGGATAAGTTGGCTTATCATCGTGGACTTTGCGCTACCACGGTATCCCGACCATAGGGACACTTGCTTGCGCTTGAATCCTATCAAGAGGTCATCGAACTGCGGTATGCCCGTGGGGATGTACTGCGATGGGTCGAACTCCGGCTTGGGGATTTCACTCATCCGCTTCCATTTCTTCCCCTTGTCGGGCGTTTCTGGTTGCGGTGGTTGGGGATTGACCTCGTTGCGTTTCCAAGTGCGTTGCAGTTGTGGTTGTGCGCCGTACCGCCTATCGTAGCACCCAGGTTCAAGGGTCTCGCGGAGTTTGCGCCAATCATTCCCTTGGCAGGATGCGTGGTAGCAGAAGTACGCCACCGCACCACTTTTGTGTTGGAACAAGACCGCATCCTTTCCCTTGTGGTTGGGATTGAAAAGGCAGTGGTCGAGGATGTACCGCGTACCGTCCGCTACCTCCAACTTGCGCGTAACTTGTATGCCGTGGCGTTGGATGAAATCGTCAAGGTCGAAGCGTTGCGTGGAGAAGTTGTTGAACCGCGATGGTGCTTGCTCTTCGGGGTACAACGCCGCGATGCGCTCAAAGTATGAACGGTGCGTGGGTATTATCTCCGGCGGCACGGACAAGACCCTGCACATCCTTCGCGGTCGCTCCGCACTGTACTCGCTACCCTTCGCCGAGAATGTCCCAGGGAGTTTGGCGATGCGCGATGCGTTATAGACCGATGTGTCCACCTTGACGTGTTCATCGGAGAACATCATCGAAAGCGCGTACAAGAACCGCTTGACGAGTTCCGTGTTCTCGTCCGTGTTGTCAAGGTCGCACGGTATGAAGATGTGGTAGCCGTTGGCAGAGTCATCGACTATGCCGTCATTGAATCCCTCTTTGCGGAGGTATCGGAACACCTCGCGGCACTTGGCGAGGGCGAAGGCTTTTTCCTCTTCGGTGGAGTTGACATCAGACACGCCGGTTACGCAGTCAAGATCCACGAGTACGAAGTTGCGCTTGGCTATGTCTCCGTCCTGCGTGGTGGCCATCTTGTTCTCGGATGACATCTTCTCGGACTGCTTTCGTCCATAGACCGCATCCTTGGGGGTGTTGAACACGAAGTACACGGCTCCTCCTTGGTGTTCGCACTGGCCCAGGTCGCGGATGATGTTCTCTACATTCTTGTAGTATCCGCTTTGGGTGTACTTGCCGAGTATGCGTATCTCCGTGAGCCTACCCTTTTGAAAGGTCTGCCACCATGCGTAAACTTGTCTGATTTGCTCGTCAGTCATTATTCAAAGAGGTCTTCGTCCTCGATGTCGGGGAGGTTATTCAGGAGCGTTGAGAAGTTTCTTAGGAACGCTCCCGTTTCGGTTCTTGTCTTGACTTCCTGCCGTATTATCTGCAACAGTTCGTCCTTTGTGTACTTGCCATCGTCAAGGAGTCGCTTGATGGTGGACTTGTCGCGTTGTCCCTTGCCGGTGGGACGATTGCCGTTGTTGGGGTCGCGTGACGGATATTCATCGTATATCTCAAGAACATCCGCATCCTCGCCTTTCTTTGTCTTGGCGGTGGAGGGCCAGATTGTCTCCATACCCTCCAACCACTTCGACAAGACCTCGCCAACTGCAAGTCCGTTCTGCTCGGCATTGATAGCCGCGAGACCGTACATGATGAATTTCTCAAAGTTTGTCATCGCCTAAGAACAGTTCCATTTGACTGACAATGCCTCCGAGTTCGTCAAGAGTCCGATACTTGGCAACGAAGCTCTCCATATCGTGCTTGGCATCGTCAAGGAGTTGCTTGCGCGTGTACTCGTTTCGGAGTGCTTCGTCTATGGGGACGTATGATGCGAGGTTGAACGGACTGTCTGCGACATTGACATAGGCGCGGACATTACACTTGACCTCTTGTTTGTTGACGGTGACGATAACATTTCGGATAAGGTCTTGTGCTTGCCTTATGCGCCAAGCATCTGCGGCCTTTTCGTTATCCCATTGGAAGATGGAATGAAGCACCGAGGATTCGTCTTTGGATTCCTCTACCACGTTTTTCGGCTTGAGAGTGCCGTACTTGATTCGTATTCTCTCAAGTTCCTTTCCCGCCGCTTCTGCGGGGACTTTGTAAAGTCTATCTACTGCGTACTTATACATATTGATTGAAGATTAAATAAAACGTGCCATGCCCTGACAAGCGATACCTAACCGTGCCTCTCCGGGACAGACCAAGCCATTCCTGCCATGCCGAGCCTCGCCGTACCACGCCGTGCGTAACCCTATCGAAGCCAAACGAAGCGAACCATGCCGATCCTGCCGAAGTTTACCGCACCTTGCCGTGCCACAACGCATCACGCCAAAACTCACCCGAACTGACCGAGCCTATCCGTGCCAATCCTGCCCCACCTCGCCACACCACAACAAGCCAAGCCTAAGCATACCATACCTCGCCTGTCCTGCCTAACCCTACCTCACCTTGCCGGGACGAAACTGACCAAACCCCTCCGTAACGGGCCTTACCTCTCCTGCCGCGCCTAACCGAGCCGAAGCCTAACTGACCGAGCCATACCTTGCCCCACCAGACCCTACCAATCCTGCCAAGCCGGACTCCGCCGGAACGCACCGTGACGAGCCTAACCTAAACTAAACTGACCCCAACCGCACCGAGGCGTGACGAGCCGAGCAATACCTAAACTCGACGCGCCTAACCCCTCCTGCCGTGACTAACCGACCACGCGGAAGAGTCCGAACGAGCCACTGTTGCACTTCTCCGGCCTCCACTCGCCAACGCCACAAGTGAACCCTGCGGTATTGAGGAGCATGAGCAACTTTTCGGGAGTGATGATGCCCTCAAGGTAGTGGATGGTGATGTTCGCCCACCAAGTAGGATACTCGGCACGATAACGAGGGGAAGAGGTCTTGCTGATGCCACCGACCTTCACCACATCGCAACGCATCCTCGGCTCTCCGTGGATTTCGATGAGTCCCGTGTCGAGATCGTCAGCGATAACGTGGAACTTGGTGCGGAGGTCAACCATGACTTCGCCACAAGTCTTTCCTGCGCGAACCATAGCGGACTTGAATCCAACTGCGGGGAAGCCGGTGCGGACACCATCGGAAAGGTAGTAGAGGGTCTTGGCGTACTCCTCTTCGGGAGTCAGCTTCACCTTTCCTGCCTTCTTGAGTCCCTTTTCCTTTGCATCGGTGACTTCCTCCAGGACTTCGACACCGTGGCCGAAACAGTTGACGATAAGAGGTGCAACGCCCTCAATACGGAAAGTGATGGTACGAATTTCCATCTGGGTGAGGAGATTGGCCTCCTCTGCCTTCTTCTTTGCTGCCATGATAATTAGTGTTTTTGAAAAGTTGATATTAAAAAGTGAATGATTAAATCCTTGGTATCTCTATTCGCCCACCGTACTTTGCGAGGAACTTCTTGTCTTGGGTATCGTACACCCTTCCGTGCTTGCTCCCCATCGCAAGGACGAGTTTCTTTTCCTCGATGTACTCAAGCGCATCCTCTCTTGGGATGTTCTTGACAACCGCCTTGACCCCACCGTTGGGAAGGGTCTTGGCGGTGACTATCGCGTACTCTTTCTGCGCCGATGTGATGCCGAGCGCGGTGACGAAATACTGTATGATGATGAACTCGGCCATTATGACGGGAGTGTTATCTTCGCCCATTCGGGGATGAATGTGTTTCCGTCAAGTGCGACATACTTGCCGCCGACCTTCTTGCACTTGACCGTGACCTCTTCGATGCTCGTGCCGTTTCTACGGTTGAACTTTGCGAGGAAAATTGTGGGTTGTTTCTTGGTTGCCATTGTCTTAAATGTTATTGATGTTATCAGTTCTTCTCGGTCTATGTTTGTGTTGGTATCTCCGAAGTCCTTTTTTTAGAGCTTCGTCAAACTGACTTTTGGGTATTCGCGTAGATGCGCCTATCTTGACGAAGGGAATCTTACCCTTATTCATCATTGAATGTACGGTTGGCAGACTAACACCCAAAGCGTCCGCGACCTCCTGTCGCGTAAGAAACTTGTCAGGCACATCGTGCGAGTCAAACTGTCGCCTAAACTCCTCCTCTATCTCATGATGAAGTTCGGAGATAATTTCGCTTTTGACTTTGGCAAGAAGTTCCTTGGCAAGTTCCTCTATGGTTGCATTGGCTAAGGTCTTACTCATATCTTATCAAAGTCAACGAAGTTGCGCTCAACGGTTACTTTCTCATGGTAGAGAGCCTTTGCGCTCCACTTGTATCCAAGATTTTTGAGATGTGCGAACATCTCTCGCGGAGTAAAGTCATCAAGGGTCTTGACCTTGACCAATTTTCTTGTTTCCTCCGTGGTGGGGGCGCAAGGAGTATATGTGTATCGCAGTACGCCTTCTTCGTCAACGGCGCGATCCAATCCGACTATTTTGTCTGGAGACCACGCATAAATCAAAGCCCCACCTACATCGTAATAGTCGAAATTGAGGGCCTTGGCAATTTCCTCTGCTGAACTATTGGGATGTGACGCGATATAACTAAGAATCCCATCCATTAAGTGCCGAAGGCGAAAGAATCCGTTTGCGACCTCTATTGCGCGATTCCGAGAATCATTCTCTATCTGATGCTCAATGCCAAGGTCTTTCTCTGCGTCAATCAGTTCGTTTTGTGGATGGGATGCCTTGAGGACATAACGATAAACGCCTTCCTCATCTTGCTCTCTTGTTGCCCTCCTATTTTGATACATCTTGAGAAGGGCCACGCTGATGGTTGATTTCCCTCTGCCTGGGTAAGTGCCGATGCCCTCGCAGACATCTTTGGCAGACGATAGCGGATGCTCCGAAAGGAACTGCGCTATCTCGTCCTGTAATGGAGTCGTTGTTCTTGCCATAATTGAATAGTGTTAAAAGTAAGTCGGAGGGGCGGGCAGAGTCGAACTGCCGTTGCCGTCTTTCGCCCCTCGGTGATTTCTACCTTTCCCCCTTGCCCCACGCGGTCAAGTTGACCGACAGTGTGCCGGAGGTGGTGGTCGGAATGTCGGGTGTCAGCAAGTACCAATAGCCGTCCTGCACATGGAGGCCCGTCCCGCTGTCCATCCAATTCAACTCATAATCCGTAGGCTCGGTGAACAACGGATTCGTGGAGTAGGTCTTGACATGATAGGTGTTACTTGCGTTGAACATCGTGCAACGGGCAAACACGATAGGCAAGTCACCCTCCAATTCCAACTCCTCATATACCCTCGTGTCGGTGCGATGCTCGACCTTGCTTGTGACGGTCATGTCGAACGCCACGGCGATGCACAAGTAAATCGCATCCACGGTGTATTGCGAAGCGTCCTCGGTGATGGTCAAGTCCTGCTCGACATAGAAGCACGGCTCGGAGAACAGGAACGCGGCATAGGCTTCCTTGATAAGCGGTGGCGCATACTCGCCGAACACGGAATACTCGCCAACGGGAAGGTCAACCGCCTCGCCGACCGTGACCGCATAGGCCGTCCCCGTTTTCTTGGAGGTCAATCGAAGGGACATCGGTTGCGTGAGCGTCACTTGTGCGAGTGCCGTCTGCACCTCGGCATCGGTGGCTTTGGTGATAGCACCGCTTCGTGTGCCGTTGATGTTGATTGTCACCCTTTGGTACTTCGTGGGAATGTCGAGGTCGGGGTTGTCATTGTTGCACGAGCAAAGTGCGAGGAGTGCGAAAATCGCGGTAAAGATTTTTCTCATAACCTTTTGATTTTAGTGTGAAAATTTGTAACTTAGTGATGCTAAAACGCTATGAGAAAAGGCTTAATCGCGGCTTAGAAGAGCGACAGTTGGATGTCGCTTTCCGAGGCTTTCGCGGACTCCGAGAACTTGATGAAGTTCTCAATCGACTGTCTGCGCTCGAAGATGCTGATTGCCTTGCTCTTGAGTTCTTCAAGGATAGCATTGGCGAGTGCCACATCTTCGTCCGAACAAGGGTTGCCTACATGGTAGCCCTTTTTGCTTGATGTGGAGAGTACGCATTTGCCGTGGGATTTGAGCCGTATGTTCAAGTCCTCTATGAAGGCGCGGACTGCGCGGTCATTCGTACCGAGCATGGTGCAGAGTTCTTCGCGGCTCACCCATCTTGACTCCAGGGCGAGGATGATGTCGGTTTCATTCATGGTTCATCATTGAATAAAGTTGGTCATCGGGGGACGGAAGCACGATGCCGAGTTCCTGCGATGCGAAGGCTGACACTTGGTTCATGTAGTCCGAGAACTGTGCGGTATCCAAGTTGGCGGTGGATTTCACCACGGCAATCTTTTCGCTACCGAACTCGCGGACATCATAGCCGAGGAACTTCTTGGCGAAGAACTTGTGGCAGACCTCGCGGTCATTTCCCGTTTCGGAGGCTATGATGCCTATCCATTTCCAGTACAACGCATTGGCATCGTTGCTTCGCTTTGCACGGTGTAGCCGTATGCTTACATCGTAGGACTTACCTTCGGGGAGGCATCGCAGATACTCGCAGAATACCTCCCTTTCGGTAGTGTTACTTAGGTGGAAGTCCATGACATCAGAATCCGAGATCGTCGGGCATATCACCTCCGACGGGCGCGGCGGGCATCACTCCCGTCTGCTGCATCCCACGGGGATTGTACTGCGGTTGGGGCGCGTAACCGCCCTGGGGCGCGTAGCCACCACCCTGCGGAGGCAGAGGCTCGTTGAAGGCGAGGCTAAGATACTTGCGTCCACTCTTGGCATCCTTTATCCAAGCGGCGATGCGGTAGGTCTTGCCACCGATGAGTGCGTTGCCCTCGTAGTCGGGCTGATTGGGTGCGTTCTTCTTCTCGTTGCGGAAGAGAGAGCCGGAATTAGGGTTTTGTTCGTAAGCCATAATGCTATTTGAGTTTGATTGTGATACTTCCTGCAACTTCGGTCTGTTGCGTGTATTTCTCGCCCAACTCTGGGTAGTCCTTTCGGAACGCCTTTGTGTCGAAACGCGAACTGAAATAAGGTTTCTTGACCGTGACGGTGACATCTTCGAGGTCAAGTTTTTCGATGTTGTGTTCCGTCATAAAGTCCATGAGTCCCGCCTTGGCCTCGTCTATCGCCCTTTCAAGTTCCTTCATCTTGCGGAGGGAGGAGATAAGGGCGGGGTAGTGTCCTGCCACGAAGGTTTCGGCGAGTGCGGTGGTTGGATCGTCCTCGGTTTTCTTCTCGAACTTGACACCGAGCCTTTCGCAGTCAATCAGCGCACGGACATCCCACTCGGATACGGGGTCAATCTCGACCAACACGCCACACTTGTCTTTGGCGATGTCATCGGTGTTGCCCTTCTTGATGGGGAGGCAGTAACAGTTGCGTACCTTGACCTTCGGATTGAGCAAGCCGAAAAGGTACTTGTAGCATCCTAACTGCCACGCCAAAGCCTCCTTGTGTACCGAGGATGTGCGCTTCATGTCAATCAAGTCCACGGTGTTGTCATCCACTTGCGCCACCAAGTCAATCTGCGATGCAACGGTCTCGAAATCCGTCACCATGTACTCCGTGGCGATGATGTTCAAGCCGAGTTTGCGAAAGGACTTTAAAAGTGGCGTATCGGCAACGGGCAGACCATCGCAGTAGGCTTCGATAGCCTTGTGTGCCTGTGTTCCGAGGTCGGCGGCGTGTTTGAGAGTTACCTCGTCAATGCCCGAATAGTCTGCGGAAAGTCCGTGCTTCTTCAAAATCGCGGTTATCCCTTGCAGTTCCTTGGTCTTGTCGAGTATGTATCGGTGCGGTTCTTCATAGAAAACCACACGGCTAACTTGCTGGAGTGTCATCTTTCCCTTCGAGTTTGATACCGAATTTCTTTATCAGTTCATCGGTGGTTTCGTGTCTTTCCTTGTTATGCTCTGCGGCTATCTCCTCAATCTTGTCCATGAACTCATTTGCGGGGATGCCGAAGGCGGCTACGGCCACACCAACGAGGATAGCGGCCATATCGTAGTCATCACCGAACACATCCTTTCCCGCCGCGTTGAATATCTCCAACCACTTGGCGCAATCGTGTAAGTTCGTGATGAAGCGCGTTGGGGTCATGCCCTTGATGCTCTTGTCATCTATCATGCTACTTGAATGTCTTGTTCTTGGAGTTGAGGGCATCGAGGAAGGCTTTGTTGTATCCGACCTTCACGCCGTAGGTGTTGTAGAGAACATCAAGTTCTGCCTTCGATTTCGCGCCCTCTACGGCTCGTAAAGCCTCGCCTAAGTAATCGGTATCGTCTTTTACGTTTGCGTCCGTTGTAGGCTTTGTTTTGGGCGTTTTCGGGGCATCCTTGCCGTGTGTGTTCGTTGCATCGGGGTCTTTGTTATCGTCGATGCAGAAGAGGGCGTTGAGCGCGTACTTTCTTGCGTAGGACGAAGCCGCCCCCGTAATCTGCGCCTCTATCTGCCCCGTGACCTTCTCCTGCTCTCTTGCGTAACCCGTAGCCGAAACGGTCTTGCCGTCCTTGTTGGTGAGCGTGTAGGTAGCCTTGACATAGAAGCGGTCGCCGACCAGGGCGATGTCATCTTGACAAGTGAGGGTACATTCCGTTTCCGCGAGGAGTGGCTTGACCGCCATCAGGATGTCCTCGCACGAACGGTACGCATACTTGCCGAAGGAGTTGTACTGATTCTTCGGCGCGTTGAGTTTCTGCTGAATCGTGAGTAATTCTTTCATGGTGCGTTACTTAGTGTTTTCCGTTACCGCTACGGGCATGAGGATAGCCTTGCGGCTCTCGTCATCCGTACTGATAAGCACCGCCTTTCGCGGAGAATCCATGTCTATCTTGACATCCTCCTCGCCCAATGCACCGAGCAAGTTGGAGAGCAATTCGTGTTTGAAGCCGATGGTCATGTCCGTACCGTTGTACTGTACGCAGTCCATGTCCTCCTTGGCAGAACATCCGAAGCCGACATCCTGCGCCTCAATGGTCGCACCGCCGAGGGTCGAGAGCGTCACCTTGATAACTTGGCTTGCCTTGTTAGCGCAAGTCGCAACGCGCTTGACGGTCGCAAGCAAGTCCGCTACCTTCGCGGTCAATGTGTTGCCGTTGTTGGTCGGGATGACTTGGTTGTAGTTGGGGAACTTCCCCACGATTGTCACCACATCCATCTGCGTGTTACCGAAGGTGAAGGACGCGGCACTGTCATTCGTGGCGATGGTCACATCATCATCGGTGTCGGGGAGTTGGCCGACGAGGAACTTTGCCGCCGAGGATGGAAGGATGAACGCCTTGGTCTTGACGAAGCATCCGACCTTCTGGAGCGACAAAGAATGACTGTCGCTTGCCACGAGGTCGAGTCCCGTGTCGGTGGGGTTAAAGAACACGCCACACATAGCGGGTCGGAGTTGGTCGGTGGCGACGGACGGAAGGACATACTTGAGCGCGGACTTGAGTTCGCCACAAGGGATGACCGTCATATCCTCCGCTAACGGATAGGGCGTGTTGGGGAAGTCCTCGGTGGGGAAACACGGAAGGGTGAACTGTCCCTTGTTGTACTTGATGGTGCAAGTGTTGTCATCGGTGGCGAGGGTGAGATCGCCGTCAGGGAGGAGCGACACGGCATCGAGCAAGAGTTTGGCGTTGATACACGCCTCGCCTTGTCCTTGCGCGTCGGTGTGTGACTCGATGGTGATGCTTCCATCGGTTGCCTTGATGTGAACGCCATCGTCCACGGTGATGAGGAAGTTCTCCATCATCGGGAACGCGGCTTTCGCGGGGACGGCCTTGATAGCCGTTGACAGGACTTTCACGAAGTCCTTGATGTTGGTTGTGAACTGCATAGTAAAAATGGATTTGAGTATTCGTGCCACGGGGGAGAGTCGGACTCCCATCTTCACGCGCAACTTGTATTCTAACTACATTCACTGAGAGAGGTTGCCGGACGTTGTGACCATCACACCGCCGTGACGGAAACCCTCTGCTTTGAGAGGGCGAGAGTCAGCCGTGCCGAAATTTCCCTGCTATGGACATTGAGGGTTCCAGGGTTTGCCAACGCGCCACGCTAAAAAAGACTCTGGCACCCGTGGCGGTAATGGATTACGGCCTATGCGAGACCCGACAAGTCCTGCCTTTCTTAGAACCCGCCTTTACCTTTCTCTTCGGTCTTGCTTTCCGTGAGGAGCGCGTGGGCCATAAGGCCGCAGACGGCCACCATGAGAATCTGGTGCGTGTAACCGAAGAAGAGTGAGATAAAGGCAATAGTGCCGAGTATTGCGAATGTGTATCCGAGTGCTTTCATTTGCGTAGGTTTCTTAGGTCGGAGGGGAGATAGCCGACGATGCCGTGCTTGGTTTTCTTCGTCAGCTTGCCACTCTTGACATAGTTGTTGATTGTAGATTCGGAGACACCGAGGTAGATAGCCGCCTGGTGACGGGTCATCGGTATCTCGTCACGGATTTTCATATCGGTTATGACCTCGGTGATGGTCTGCCCGATGGTGATGAGGTCATCTAATTCCATTAGAACAATGTTAGATTCGGTGTTGTTTCATAAGAAGCATCGTAGCGGATGTTGTCACCTTTGGGATATTCCGATACGATAGGGTATTTTAGATCGCCCTGCATCTTGCGCCGTTGCCGTTTGTCACCAAGGAACTGGAAGTACCGATATTTCCGAGGTCTTTCCACGGCATAGACATTCTCTGCACCGAACTTGTCTTGAAGTGCCTTGAGCGAGAATGTGTCACCTCCCAGATGCCGGTTGTGCTTGTCCTCTTGTCCCTTTATCTTGTAGTCGGTGTGAGGCGTTGACAAGCCGGTATATATCCAGTTGGTCGCCTGATAGATGTAGCCGTGGTGTCCCATACTACTGTCTGCGTAGGAGACAACTACCAACGGACGGGGTAGCATCTGGAGGCATCTGGAGACGAAGAACGATAGTGCGTTCCGTGGCAGACCGTCATTGACTACCAGACGGTTCAACTCAAGGAACATACCCTTGTATTCCTCGCCCATAGAACCGAGAATAAGGTCGTTGGATGCCGGGATGCCGAAGGTGCAAACGCCTGATAATAAAGGACTTGTCTGCCCCCCCCCTATCAGGTAGAGACCGAAGGAGTACACGATGCAAGGAAGGCGATGTGCGTAATGCTTGTATAGCACCCATTCTTTAGCCTCACTTGTCGGTATGCCTCGGACATCCCAATCATCCTTCACGAAGTCCATCTCTCATCTCGGTTGCGATGGTCACGAGGATGGGCGTTTCGGACGGCTTCGCTGAAACCGTGAGCCTATATTCCCTCTGCTCCCGTAGGTTGAACTGGTAGGCGGCGGCACGGATGGTTTCGACCGTCTTGAAATCTTCGACGGGGAAGGTGCATTTGTCGCCGGATTCGATAGCGGAGAAGAACTCCCGCCACTTGCGGCTCTCGCCGGAAATTAAATCGAGTCTAATCATATATAATGTATCATTGGTTGTCAAAGAAACCTCCGCACCATCACGGCGAAGAGGTGATTGAAATCATAATGCAAACATTCGGCAGAACGCCAGATGTGGCAGAGTGCCACAAGGAAACAAACAAAGATGAGTATTAGTACCCAAGAGGGTCAGAGCCACGAGGGGGAGTCGAACCCACCACCATCAGCGCGACAAGATAAATTGCTGACCACTTATCTGAACCGTGAAGAAATACGAATTGCTTGCAATTAACTCTCCGTTGCGTCGCCCGTTGTTGCTACCAATTACACCACCGCAGCTTGCGCCGAACCTCACGGCTGGACTTCCAAATCGCTTGCTTAGTTTGAAAAAGTATGTATGAAAAAACGTTCCCCTCCTCGCTTCTGTTCGGCACTTGGGACACCGCATGAGGACTTCAAAGAACTTATATGATTATGGGATTATGCCTCATGGTGGAGTTAAAACGCCTTTTTTTGTCTTTCCAAGCACGAGGTATAGACAATGCCTCTCGGCTGTTGCTATGCCAGTTCCGTGTGGTCTGTTGTGCGCCTTGCGCCAACCTTGTACCCCGTCGGAGGTATGCTCATCTTGGAAGCAGTCTGGTCTGCCATCGGGTCTTGGTGGAGCGCGTCTTTCGACCGACACCATTTTGGATACTCGAACCCACCGAGTCGGGAACTTATAGGGGCCTATCCCTTGTTTCTCTTGCGAAAAACTTTGTTTCGGTTTATTCATAGACGGACTTGCTTTTGTGAATCCATTTCCCTAACTTTGCCTTTGGAAAACAACATTGTATGAGGCTCGTTTGGGGGTCGGGGGTTTCTCTTGAGCAGTCCGTTCATTTAGAAACCGAGAGCAAATATAGGGACTAATTTTCGTTTTAGCAAGGATTTATTCATAAATTTTTGAAAAATTTTTCGCTTGAGCAGAAACGCCACCACCAACGGTTATTGCAAACAACTAAAACACAACACTATGGCCGAAAAAGAACAACCCGTGGTGAAACGGAGAATCATGGACTACTACAAGGCGAGAGGCATGAGTGCGGGCGATTTTGCGAAACATTGTGGCATCGACGGCACTACCTTCTACCGCGAAGGGCAGGAACTCCGCATCACAAGTCTTGTCAGCATCCTCAAGGCTTGCCCCGACCTGGATGCCTACGAACTCCTGCTCGGTGCTAAACCGAAATTTGAGAACACCACCATTGACCTGCCACTCGTACCCTTCGATGCCGTGGCAGGACATCTCAAGGAAACCTTCGAGGACTCCTATCCCGAAACCATCGCAGTCCCGAAAGCCGTCACCCGTGGCGCGGACTTCGTGATTCGTGTGGATGGGGATAGTATGACACCGAGATTCCAGAGTGGCGAACTGCTCCTCGTGAAGAAGGTGGACGATCCATCCTTCTTCCAGTGGGGCAAGATATATGTCCTCGCCACCTCGCAGGGATGCGTTGTCAAGCGGTTGTACCCAGACCGAGACGATGACAATTCCGTGGTGTGCCACTCCGACAACACCGCGAGTTATCCCGACTACACGGTGCGGAAGAACTCCATCTACGGGGTGGGACTCGTGGTCGGACACATAGGACACGATTAAAGGCGGTTTTTAGGCGATTTAAGACACTTATACGATGGAAACGGTTAATGACATAGGCGAGAGGCTACGGACGCTCGTGGACGCGCTTGCGCGAGGGAACCAGGCAGAGTTCGCACGGAGGTGCGACCTGCAACCGGCTTCGCTCTCACGGCTGATGAAGGGCAAGTACCCGATGAGCCTTTACTACGCGGGGAAGATACGAAAGGCTTTCCCGATGGTGAACGAGGACTTCTTGTTCGGGAAGAGCGACTACCCTGGGGAACTGCGGAACAACGAAACGGAGATTGAACGGCTCAAGAGGGAGAATCGGGTGTTGCGGTGGATGATTGAGACCGTGATGAGGCAGAGCCTTGAGGGGAAATTGTGAAAGTTATCCACAACGATATTAACAATCGTAGGAAAAGTTGTGTGGGCGTTGTACTTTTGTGGCAGTACGGCAGACTGCCAAACGCCACCGGCATACTGCGACTAAGACATAGAAGTTACCGCGAGAGCGACAACTATACAACACGAAACGAGCAACATCCGAGTCGAAAGCCCGGTGGCGTACTACGAAAGTAGAAGGGTCAAGACTCAAACACTCTACGAAGCGTAGCGGCAGAAATCCTGTCGCTACGCCCGTTTTATGTACCAGACGAGAGTCGCAACAGTCCTACTTAGGTCGGCGGTGAAGAACAACATCGTCCGGGAACTTGCGTTTCTCGTTGCCGTCAAGAGGCGCACTTCCATCGTCAAAGGAAAGAACCTCTCACGCATCCACATCGCCCTGGGCGAGATTGCCGGATGCTCCTCCGCTACGGCACGGAGATACCTCACCACACTTGTCAGCCTCGGCGCAGCCACCATCACCAAGCGAAAGGGATTCGTCTATGCGAGCTTCAAGCGAATCCGTGCGAGGAAGGTGCAGGACAAGTCAAGGCTGATATGGTGGACACCACGGGATCGGGACATCAAACTCAACCCTTCCGTGGTTCTCCTTGGCAACTACAAGGACATCGAACTTGCACTTAGAGCGAATATCATAGTGGATACCCAACGGAAACGGGACTACTTGACGCAAACGACAAAATTAGCACGGGAACCAGAAATGGGAACTCCGGCACGGGTCATCAACCGCGCCAAAAAACAACTCCGTCGTTATGGCATCGAGAACTTCGTGGATAGAGGGATGTCCAACAAATACCTACGGAAAAAATTACACTGCGGGACGGCTACACTCCAGAATGTCATAGCCCTTGGCGAAACTGTCGGACTCTTCACGCGCATACTCCCTACTGTCGAGTATGTCCCCGTGGGAAGAGGATGCGGTCAGGAAGCCTTTGACTATACCGATGGTGAGTACACATTCCATACCCATTCCTATGTCGCTATTATGGACGGCGCGACACGGTATGCCTTGGGATAGTCCCGTGCTAACCCATTAAGGACACTATTTTGAAAAATTCAAATTTGCAGACGAGTTCGGGGGCAAGGCTCACGAACACTACGAAATCATTGAGCGTCTATACTGAATCAAGTTGCACACTTGTTAGAGTCAAGAGGATTGACAAGGCAGATGTATCTCCACATTTGCTTGCTACTGCGGAGGCGAATCGGAAGAAACATCTTGCGTTCGACTCCTATCTTGAAAATATGTTCATCGAAAAGACCAAGGACTTGGGGATACCATTCAAGAGGGAGGTCTATTTCAATATTGAGAATGTCAGTTACTACTTAGATTTTTTCTGCGAGGAGGATAATGTCGCCGTGGAGATAGATGGCATACAGCACCACGATCCAAAGGCGCAGTCCTGGGACATCAACCGAGATAAGGTCTTTGCGTTTATCGGCATCAAGACAATCCGATTCAAGAGGGAGGATTTAATGCGGAAGGACTTTCACTTGTTGTTTGTGAGGAAATATGGGAAGGCAAAATTGGAAGCCCCAAAACTGCGGAATCCACAAAAAAGAAAGTCCATTGTCAAGTCCTACAACAAGAAGCAGAGGAAGGCGACGGAGAAATTAACCGAGGTTCACGAAGGGATAGTCTTAATTACACCCAAGGGGACAAGACAGTTGTTCCTTCGTGATTTCGACCCCAAGGAATTTAACTTCGACGGAGATCGTGGTTTGTGGTGCATCGGGAAGGGGGCATATTTTTATCATTGGGGGCTTCAGTTGCCACGGTATTACTTTGAAGGTTTCGATTCCAAGGACTCACCCCTAAAGGTTAAGGTAAGCATAGAGATGTTAGAAACCTCGCGTGTGCAGAATTACGCAAAGAAGTCCCCCACGGAAACGAAAAAGCCAAAGGAGAAGTCCCCAACTAAGGAGGTCGATAATTTGGGGACTAAAGTCTGGACGCACGATGGGATTGTGGATGCGAGGAAATGGTTAGAGGATGGCAACGGGACTTGGGAGCAAAGGGTGCAAGTGGAAAAACTCATAAGAGAGATAGAGTGGGAAGATTTGCCGGATGATATTTTTGTCAAATAAAAAAACCTCCGCACATCACTGCGAGGAGGCCGAATGTTTATACAAACTAAATTTGAGTTATGACTCGCCCCAAGAACGGGGCAAGACACGGCAAAGTTATTTGAAAAATTTGACCCTGCCAAAAATTTCCTCGGTGTCCCGTTCACTTTTCCGCAGATACTTCAGTAGCGATGCCAGGTTCTTGTGTCCCGATACCGTCATAATCTCGCGCATCGGCACTCCCTCCTGGTCGAGTAGGGTGCATAGAGTCCTGCGGCAAGTGTGCGATGAAATCATCTTGTACTTCGGCTCCCGTGTATGCTCGAACTGGTTGCCCTTGCTTCTGCGGACTTCCACCATATCGTTGATTCCGGCTTTCATGCACACGGTCTTGACAACACGATTGAACACCACGTCATTCATCTTCGGTGCTACCCATCCGTTGCGTTTGAGTGCTTCCTTGAGCCGTGGGGATAACGGCAGCACAACCCTTTCGCCAGTCTTTCTCTGGATGTAGCGGAACTTGCCGTCAACGATATTGTCACGGCTGAACTTGGAGAAGTCCTCCCATCGCGCACCCGTATAGCAACCGATGATGAGTAGATCACGGGCGTTCTTCTCCGTGGTGGAGGTGAGTTCGAGATTCCAGAGCTTGTCCAGTTCCTTGCGTGTGAGGTATGCCGTATCAGCTTCGTTGGACGGCTTCTTGAACTCTCGGTATTCGGAGTTGTTGTGGTACTTGAGTTTCTGCCCCTCGCTCATCACGGTCTTTATCTTGGCGATGACGCTCCCTTGGTAGTTCTTGGAATATCCTTCGTCATTCATCTTCTCAAGCAACTTGAAGCAGAAGGCAGAATCAATGTCATCCCAGTTGTGCTGCGTTCCCATCAGCCGTTGGATTAAGACCATCGAATTTTTGCGTTGGCGTTTGGCAGGGTTGGACTTCTCTGCCCAGGATGCCCAATAAGACCAAAAAGAGGGCGTATTTCGCGTGTTTACCACTTTAGTGGTATCATCTATCCAACCACCGTCTTGAACGCGCTCTAACGCCCTTAAAATGGCTTGCTCGTCAGACCACTCGTCAAGGGTGGATTGCAGACCCACGAGGATGACGCGGAGCGCGGAGTCTATCTTGACATTTCCGCTCCGCTTGCCCGTCCAGTTCTTGCTCTTGACGGACAGTCCCACGGCTTTTCGGTACACCTTTCCTCGGTGCGTGATGATTACCCGGATGGGGGAGATTTCCCGCGACGGGTAGGTAAGGTTGTAGTAGATGTTCATGGTAGCAAGCAATTCTGCCACGAATATAGCACAAATTTCGACAAATAAGGCAAAAAGTTAGGCAAGATTGTAGAAAAATGTGCAAGTGGGCAAAACGGGTGAATGTGCCTTGGAGTGCGTTCTATTGGGGGTCGGGGACGAAAAAAGGAGGCATTTCTGCCTCCTTCGTGACTCCTCCCAGGTCACGCATCGAGTCCTTTCTGCGTGGGTCGGTAAGCGTTTTATTGCTCGGTGGGCAAGGAATCAGGCAAGGACTTTCGCTTGTGTAATTCCTTGCTGAGAGTATCCAGATCGTGTACCGTGGCGAGGTCTTGCAGGAACTCCGTGTCGGCTACCATCTTGCGTGGTCTGCCAGGTCTGCCCGTGGGGACTTTCCCCTCGGCTACCATCTTGGTCGCGCCCGTGACTTTCTTCTTCTTGGTGGACTTCTTCTTCCGAGTGGCTTTCTTCTTGACCGCTTCCTTCTCGGCTTTCTCCTTGACCTTGCGCTCCTCGGCTTTCATCCGTGCCAGTTGCTTGGTGATGTCCTCCCGTTGCCGTTTCAGTTTGTCCTCCTCGGACTCCACCGGCTTGTCCATGTAAGACCAGGCGGTCTTGAGGACGATGCACCCTGCATCCCTCGATGCGTCGGAGTCGATGCCCAACACTTGCATATTGCGCCCCGCCTCGCTCTGCACGGTGACGTTCTCCGTGGGATAGCAAGCCGAGAGTATGTTGATAAGTTCTATCGCCGTCATGTCAACAAAGTTACAATAAATTTGCAATAAAGTTGTATCTTTGTGGTATATGGCAAGGAAGATTCATAAGTTATCGGACTCGGAGGAAGCCGCCCTCCTCTGGGGATTCTACACCGTGGTAAGCAGGAAGGACGGCAGCAAGTGGGAACGGATGTTCGACATCTGCCACCCTGGGAAGGAATACTCGACACCCGTGTCCAAGCGAAACTCCATATCCGAGTGGCGCAATTCCCCTGCGGTGGTGTCCTTCTGGGAGGGACTGCAAGCCGCCGAGGACAACCGCGTGGAGAGCCGTGTGCGGAGCGAGATGGCGAAACTCGGCACATCCGAGGAGAAACCCACGGCATCCGCATTACTGGAGGGCATCCGCGACTTCACCGATGTCAACCAGTTCATCGCGTTCCTGAACGAGCAAGCGAACACCATCACGGATGAGAAGGACAAGAGGGAGTATCTGAAGATGCTCTCGGACTTGCTTCGGTTCAAGGAGGGAAGCCAGACCGACCAGGACATTATGCGAGTGTATATGCCCCTCCGTTGCTTGGAGTGCGTCCTATACAAGCGAGAAAAGGAGAAGGTCAAGTGACCCTCCCCTTTGCTCGTTCGGACACCCCCTTGCCCGTTCGGACACCCCCTGCCTCGTTCGTTCAACCGTGCAGTGGCGACGATTCGCCGTCCAGGAGCCAGAGGAGCGTTTCAATCCGTTCAAGTGGCATAGGGATAGCACCACGGAGCGCGGCGTTGAAGTTCGGTTGCGTCACTCCGAGTATCTGGGCCATTCGGTACTGGCTGATACCTTCCTCTTTCAGTCTGCGGGCGATGTAGCCCCTGATGTCAACCCTCCCCATCTCGGAGACGGGCGTGTTCAATCTCTCTTGTCTTGTCATGGTTGTCAAAGTTATGGATTTATCTGAAAAGTGCCAGCGATTTTTCGTTCAATTTGACCTCACGGCGGCAAACATACCTCGAAGTCATAGCCGTTCCCGTGTGACCGAGAATATCTCGTATGTCCGTCAGGGGAGTGCCGTTCGCGCTCAAGTTGGTCGCCACGCTGATTCGTGCGGAGTGCGAGGAGATGAATTTCCACTTCGGGCCTACCTCGTCCTTGCCACCCTTATGCACCTTCACTTGCTCGTCGATGCCCGCCCGCTTGCACAGTCGGCGAATCGTCTTGTTGAAGGTCGCCGTGTCCACCTCCCTGCCGTTCGAGCGAAGCCAACGCAGACGGGCCACCGTCCTGTCCGAGCAAGGGATACTCGCCGTTATGCCCGTTTTCTTCGAGGTGTAGGTCAAGGTCGTTCCGTCCACGTTCTCCTCGGTCAGTTCGCGGATGTCGCTCAATCGTGCGCCCGTTTTCGTTCCGACAAGAAACTCGTTCAGCACGATCCGTTCGGTAATCGTTCGGGTAGCCACCCGTTCAAGTCGTTCGAGTTCCGATTCGTTCAGGTAGGTTTTCACGGGTGCTTCCCCTTTGAGCCGGAGGATGGTCGCGTAGTCCTTGCAGGGGATTAGTCCCTCGTCCTCGTACCGGCGAAGGAGTGCCACCAGGGAGGCGGCGACAGTCTTTGCCGAGGACGGAGCCAGGGACTTCCGCAGCTCGTCGCGGAGGTTCATAACTCCCGCCCGTGTAAGGTCGCAGAAGTCCCGTATTTTGGCGTTGTGGAGGTGCTTGGATATGGTGGCCGCTTGCGCCCCTCCATGCGTCTGTACGGCCTCAAAAAGTGCGTTCATGGCGTTATGCGATATTTAGGAATTTGGCCCACTCCGCATAAGTGGCAAGCCCCATCTTGTCCCTCAGTTCGTCCATGCTCTTTCCCGTCATGGTACGGGAATATCTGAGCAGGACGGCGTAGTCGTAGCAACTCGGCAGAAGGGGGATTCCCGCCTTCAAATCCTTCAGTAAACGTGCATCCATATTCGTTCGATTTAGTCTGTCAGCGTGTTACGATTCAACCACTTGTAATAATCCTCGTGGGTCTCCCATGTCTTGAAAATCATCCATCCATCGCGGTCATCCGTTTGGATGTTCCCAAAAATGTAGGCAAGGCAATCGGCGGTGCAAAGAAAAGCCCGTGTGCCCTTCATATCGTCCGGCATAATGTCGAAATCGTGGTCAATGCAAACACCGATAAGCACCTGGCCGTCCTCGCCCTGGAGGATGTCAAAACTACCAACGGATAAATTCGTGTGTGTGTCAATGATTCGGTACATGGTCGTTCGTGTTAGTCGTTCTTGGTAAGGTTGAAATAGCGCCTCTTCGGCTCAATCATTTGCCGGAAGAAAGCTCCATTGTTCACTGGGAGAGCCAAGTCCGCATAGATAGAGTTGTCGGCTCCAATCTCCCGATTCTCCTTGAGGATCGCGCCAAGTCTGGCCCAATAGTCCGCATTACCGTTGCGGACAGTCGCGTTGTTGATTAAAGATACCATAATGCTCTTATTTAGTCGTTAAACATTCGTTCCCGTGGGTTGATTCGGTCAACCGGCTTCGCGCCTCTTCACGGGCTTAAAAACGGGCTTAGTTGAGGAATCTCCTGCCGTCCTCCATGTAGCCCCAGTCCTGCATCTCCAGCCCTTCCTCGATGTTTTCTTCATCGTAGGCGTGCGCGTTGTCCTCCTCCCATCTGGAATAGAAGGAACGGAGCATATTGTTAACAAACTCCCTGATGGTGCGACCCTGGCGAACATCATCGTAGCCGTTCATCATCGCTTCGTCAACGGCCTCGCCAGTCCATTGTCCGTTATATACGCTCCAGTCGTATGCGACTTTGATGATGCGGGAAAGCCGTTTCTTTCCGTTCTTCCAATACTCCCTGGCTCGGTCGATCCTCCCGTCAATCTCGTTCAGGTAACGGAGGAGCATCCGGCCACCGGCCTCCTCGTCCACATCGCTCCAGCGGGACTCGTTCCAGAGCCAAAAGCCTTCGCGGATCACGCTGATTCCAAAAGTCTCCTCGATGCTTGCCAGGGTATCTCTGTACTCATAGCCGTCCATCTCAATCCTATCCTCGGCGACGGAGCTTCCGTACATCCTGATTGCATTGTCCTTCGCCTTCCTGCTCAACTCGCAGAAGTCATAAACATTCGTGGTAACAGTTTTCATAATCGGAAAAATTTAATAGTTAAACTCTGTACCCGTGGCCGGACTCGCACCGGCCTTGCCGCTATCGTTCGGGTAGCCTCCCCCTCCCTCGTTCGTTCGGACTCTCCCCCTGCCTCGGTCATTCCCCCTGCCTCGTCCGGTCATCCTCGTTCGCACCGTCACCCTCGTTCATTCGGTCAATCCAATCCAGGAAGAGAGGTGCGACAATCCAGGAGAGGATAAATAACCATCCAAATACTTGCATAACTCAAATAACTCTATCGGTGATCTCTACATAGAACCTATACAAACCAGAGCGAGGAATCCAGTCGCCGCGCTTCGGAAGCTCATACCAACTCATGTAAAATTTCAGGGGAAACTCCACCTGGTTAAATGCGCTCTTACGCCTCCAGACGTTTTTACGAATCCTTCTGTACTCCTTGATGACTTCTTTCTTGTCCTCGGAATGGAATCTATAAACAACTTCGCAGTTGCGGACAATAACAACGGTTAACATAGCATGGAAAATATTTAGTCGTTCAACTTATTCGTTCTTTCAGCTCGTTCGGCTTACTTCGTGAGACGGGAAAACTCCGCTTTCACATCCTCCAGGCTGCGCGTGCATCCATAGACTTTGCTCCAGACTTCGCAGTCGCCGTACATCTTTCTTTCCTCGATGGAGTAATAACCTCCCCACATTGGCAAATCATCTACAACGCGATAATTGCCGGACTGTGCAATAACATTCATAAACTCAAAAATTCAAGCGTTAAACATTCATGTTTGGCTGTCCTTCTGGACTAACCTCGATGCAAAGATATAGATAAGATTTTATATATGCAAACATTTTGACGAAAAAAGTTGAAAAAATTTTCCAACCGTTCAAATTCGTCCGTTCGTTCAACCATTCAACCATTCAGAACCATTCGTTCAAACTGGTTCGTTCGTCGTTCGTTCGCCTCGTTCATTCGCTTCGTCCGTTCGTTCAATTCGTTCGTTCCATATATGCGTATGCGTGCGCGTTACGCGCCTGTGGTGCGTGCGTATGTGTGTTCCTATATAAAACCGGCGGAGGCTCTTTCTTGCATCCCTGGAGAAAGCCGGATCAAGCCGGAGAAAGCTCTGGAAAGATGCTGCACACATTTCGCCGGACTGTCAGAGAGCGAATAAAAAAAATTGAGGCAAAAAACGGCTTTCTATGCGTCTGTATTGGCGTTTTTGAAAAAAAGTTGAAAAAAATTAACGTCACCGGCTTTAAAATGCTTGCATATATAAAATATTATCCCTAATTTTGCATCCAGAAAGGTAAAAGAAAGGTAAAACAACTAACATAAATCACCATGAAAGAAGTTTGGATAATTACTAACAGTAACGGCGTTTTTCTCCGCGCCTACGACTCCAGGGAGAAAGCTCTGGATTACATGAAAATGTGGCGTGAAAATATGATCCATTCCGGAATGTTCGGAGAAATCAGCCGTATAGATGCTGTCTATTATGATGTGATTACTTTTGATGTGACAATGAGAGACGGCACGCAAAAGAGACAGACGGCACGCAAACACATTTTGTATTAGCCGCCTCCAGTATCCCGAATGTTTAACAATCAAATCTATAAAACCATGAGCTACACTAATTACGAAGTCTGTCACCGTTGGGCTAATAACGTCGAAGTCCGTTCCTATTATCGGAGTTATCCTAATAACAATATCTTCTATGACAACTCCGGCCGCATTTACAGTTACGGCACGCATTTTTGCATGGGCCGCCTAGTTAATGGGATAGTGTTTTATACTCTCGAAACTTATTCCAATAGCACGTCAAAACATCAGAACTATATGCTTCGCGCCTCCTCTCAATATAGGAAAATTGCGTGCGCTCTCCAGGGTGCAAGAGGCGGCTATTACTCTGGTTATTCCCATGTGTTTGATATTGATAGCCGGGAATTTCAGGAAGCCAATTTTAACGCATGGATCGGCGAAATAGAAGCCGCCTCCCGCCTCCTCCAGAAAGCCAGGAAGCCGGAGAAATACCTGGCGCAAATAGCCCATATTTGCGGGCTGGCGCGTGACTTCGCGGAGGCTTGCGGCTGCAAACTCCCGAAAGCGTTTATCAATTTCGCATCAGCCGACAACGCCGAAGCCGTAAAGGAATACGCCAGGAAGCAAGCCGCCAGAGCTGCACGGGAGGCCGCAAAGAAAGAGAGAGAGAAAGAAGTCAAGTTTAACAACTTCGAAATATCTTCCTATTCCAGCGAATACCAGACAGTAAGATATAACGCGAAGTCAAACCGTTTTGAGACTTCGAAAGCCGTGCAAATCCCGTTTGAAATTGGCAAGCGTTTTTATCAGGCTCTGAAAGCCGGAGAAATCAAGATCGGCGACAGTGTGTTATATTATACTGTCAGAGGACAAAAGAAAGATGTAATCGAAATTGGCTGTCACACATTTAAGAAGTCTTATCTTCTCAAGTATGGAAAAACCATCTTCGCGGAGGCTTGACAACTCCAGGAACGACAGGAAGCACGCTTCAAAAGAGCGTGCTTTTTTCGTATCCTGACGGGCTGAAAGATGCACACAATTCGCACGCCTCCAGAGCGCAATAAAAGCCGGTAGACGATAAATTATATTACTCCACATATATAAACGCGCCTACGGGCTTAGAAATAGCCTCTATTCGCGTGCTGGCGTGCGTGCGTATCTATACGCGCGTGCGCGTGCGTATGTATGCGACAAAAGAGAGTCAAGGATCAAGACAGAAAGGAACGGAATAAAGGAAGCATCTTCGAAGCCTCCAGGAAGATAGAAAGAGCGTTTATTTAGATGTTAACGCCTCTTTCAGAGCTTGACAAAAGCCAGTAAAAGAGGATGCTTTTAGGCTCTCTCCAGAGAGGAACGAAATAGGCCACATTATAACAATAATATAGCCAAATCATTGAGTTTTAGGCATTTAGAACGGCACAAAAACGGCATTTTTCAGCCTGGAACGTGGGGAGTAGCCCCACCTTTGACCACGAACGACCGGCGGTGCTTTCGTAGTTTGATTTTTGAAATTTTTTTAGTTTGTACTTTTTAATTTTTTTTATTTTTATTTTTTGTGCTACCCCTTTGGGGTAGGTGGGATGCCAAGGGTGGAGCATCGTCCCGGAGTTGGGGTGATGCGTAATTTGGAATCAGTCTAAAGTAAAGGGTTTTGTAGTTTTGAGAAATTCCAAATTAGAATCCTCTATATTTCCGTCTTTCTTCGTTGCGCCAGAGTATGAGCATGGTTTCAGCCTTATCAAGAAGTTGACGGTTGTTATATCCACAATCTCCCCATGTTTTGTGTGCATCCTGCATATACTCTTGCGTCTTATCAAAGCCGAAATCAGTTACCATCTCACGAATTTTATCATATTCATTTTGGGTGATGTAGTTCGGGAGGTACTGCTTCCACATCGAGCATAGTGGATTGTGATAATTGAAGATTTCAGGGAGTGTTGGCTCTCTATCTTCAATGTTTATATTTCTTTCGTCTATGTTATATATAAGGCTATTATTAGAACCGTCCCGATTTTGTAACGGTGGCGTTCCAAATTTGTCTTGGTCTGTACCGATTTTGTCACGGTCGGGCGTTACATTTTTGGTACGGTCAACCGTTACAATTTTGTCACGGTAGTAGGTGTTGATGACATCCTCCGGGATGGTGTATGTCTTTTGTGATCCCGTGGTATGTCCTCTCCAGTCGGATGTGGTGATTAGTCCTTTCTCGGTGAGTTTGTCGATGGCGTAGAGTATCTGCCTTCGTGAGAGCATGGGCAGTTTGTCGGCGAGTTTATCTGCCGAGATCGTGACTTGGTTGAGTGCTTTCTTCTTATCGTTTTCGGTGCAGTAGTAGAGTATTTTTTCGTGTACTACTGCTGATGCGAGTCCGGCTTCCTTTGCGATGCCGACGGAGCCGGAGAATCGGCTTGAGGTGTAGATGTCCTTCTTCATTTCACGGGTATGTTATCACGGGTTGTTAAAAGAATCGGGGAAAGGCCCGTGATACCCTTGTCGGACGGTTAATTACTCCGTCCTATCCCCGTATTCCGATAGAACTGTTGCAAAGATACGGCGGTTATAGCAAAGTTTTGCAATAAGTTATCAACAATTTCAATGTTTATTGTAGGTTTATTGTGATTGGTGATTTATATTTGCGTCAAGATGTCGAGAACGAAGAGCATACGGAGTTCGACCCCGCCGCGACGGACGATTGCGGTGGGTGATTACTTTGAGTTGGCGGGTATTCGTTACGAGGTTGTGTTGCGTGGTGAGGTGGTATTTCCTCGTGAGGCTTGTATGGGTTGTGCTTTTGCTAACAAGAACTGTCCCGAATACTTGGCTTGTTCTTCGTTTGACCGTCGTGATGGTGTGAGTGTTTGGTTCAAGGAGAAATGATTAAAGGATTCAGTTTGGACATATACGGGTGTTGCATCTCTTTCGGATGGGACACCAACAAGAAGGAGATTGATGCCTTCCTCGAAGAGTGCGCCACCACCGATGCTTGTCGGGATGGTATCAAGAAGTACATGGACGAGGATATGGCGGGTGCGCTGACGATTAACCCCGACCCCATAAATGTCCTCACGCTCTTCAAGGACGAGCCGACCCCTCCGATGGTGGCGCACGAGATATTCCATGTCGCTTGTCGGGTGTTGCATCCGCGTGGCATCGAGGACGAGGAGGCATGGGCGTACTGCATCGGCTACATCACTACGATGTTCTATGACTTGTACTATGACAAAATCGAAACGGAGGACATCTCGCCCTCTGGAGATACCGAATAGGATATGAAAGTTACAAAGAAAGGCAAGGTCAAGTTGGAGACCGGCGACCGTCGGGTCGGCAATTTCGTTTACCACCGCGAGAAGGCGCACTACAAGTTGCAAGACATCGGTGGGTTGATGTCGCTTCGCGTGAGCAATACGCTTATGGCGGGTGTTATGATGTCGGAGATAATGGACGATGGTGGTGAGAACTTCCTGGGCAACTATGCCGCGACGATGTGGAATCTCATTTGTTGCGTTCCCGACATCGAGTTGATGACGGATGTCCACAAGGCGGTGACGGCTTGCTTGAATCGCCACAAGGACTTGTACGGCTTGAAGGATGACTTGAGTGCCGAGGAGGATGCGAAGATTCTGCGCGAGGAGATGGAGTTGCACGAGGCCGAGGTGGAGGCGCGAAAGGAGGAGGGCTTGGAATGAGTCCCGAAGAGTTACAAGTGATGCTGAATCTCCGCGCCACCTTGTCGGAGTACGAGCATTTTATGACGCAGTTGTCCACGATGATAGACCGTGGAATGGATATACCTTGCATTGGAACTGTGTCTTTCCCGATGCGCGAGAAGTTGTATAAGCAAGTACGCGACTTGGTGCTTGGGTACAAGCGTATGGATTCCCCGATTAAGCCTCTTGTTGGCGACATTGATAGTCCTAAAATTCTCCGCGACCTTGAGATGGGTTCAAAGGCGATGAGCGATGGAAGCGAAGGGGGCAAGTAAGATAACAAGGCTTGACCCTTGGACGATGTGCTTTGTCCCGGCAGAGGGTAAGCAACAAGATGTTGTGCCAAAGCATATAGCCGATGCTGTTGTCGAAAGTATAACGGCCCACGCAGATTTGGTATATGCTAAATTTTTTGGAAAACCGCAGATATGACGGCAAGTGAGTTCTATTCCAAGCGCGTGAAGATTGGCGATGTTGTGACCTTCCGAGGTGAGAGGGTGCGAGTGCTGAACGCCTTGACGGTGAGTTCCGACAAGCAAGGTAAGGAGATGCGCGTGGAGATTGCCAAGGATGTGTGGGTTGATGTCAGCGAGATAGAGTTATAATAGGCTTTGCGGAGTGGGGAAACCCCAAAGATACCAGATATGGCGAATACCGTTGGCTGCTCCAAAAGCGTTGAAATTCGATAAGAAGCGGATTCCGCAAGCCTTTTACAAAAGAGTATATGACGATACAGACGATAGAGGTTGGTGGCTTTATGCCGATGTTCCTGGCTCTGCGCCTTCCGTTTGGGAAAGCACCGAGGGTCAAGGGCGCATCGGACTTCTTTATGGAGGGCGAGACCGTGAACTACGGCGGTCTTGTCACGCCCCATCCCAAGGACATAGAGTTGTTGCAGACACTCATCAAGAACGGCGACGAACACGCCAAGGTCATGCGTGGCGTTGTGGTCTGGGCGAGGATTACCGCCCCCGTCTTTTTTTGGTGTGAGGCAGAATGTTATCGCGCCGGACACGAACGGCTTTGCTCCGAGAGTACCATGCACATCGACTGCAAGGGACTCCAGGGCGAGGAGTTGCAGAAGGCAAAGTCGGAGATCCCGATGGGAAAGGAGTTGACGAAGATAGATATGTTCTCGTACCAATGCCTTCGGAACATCTGCCGCCAACGCGCCAACCACCGCCTTCCCGAATGGCATGAGTTCATCGCTTGGGTACACACCCTTCCGCTTGCGGAGGAGTTAATCTTTGTCGGCTTATGACCACTCCCGTAACATACGAGCAAGCCTTGGCGAAAGCCACTCCGCAGATGCGCTATCGGATAGAGCAGTCTGTGGCGTTGTTACGGAAAGGCGAACGGCTTGCCAAGCGATATGACCCCGATAACGGCTATTTCCTTGCGTTTAGCGGTGGCAAAGACAGTCAGACGCTATATCATATAGCCGTCCTCGCTGGCGTTCAATTTAGGGCGCATTTCTCGCCCACAACGGTTGACCCTCCGCAACTCATAAAGTTCATCAAGCGCAACTACCCCGATGTGGAGTTTGAGAAGGTGGACAAGAGTATGTACCAAGTGGCGAAGGAGATGGGGATGGTTCCCACCATGAAACTGCGTTGGTGTTGTGCCAAGTTCAAGGAAACGGCAGGAGCAGGGAAAGTCACGCTTACGGGTGTGCGCCATGCCGAATCCGTCAAGAGGGCGCAACGCAAAGAGGTGGAGGTGTCGGGACACAAGTTCGCAGGGACGATTGAGGACTTCTTTGATTGGAGCGAGGAGAAGATTGCCAAGAAACTCAAGAATGTCAATCAAGACGAGTTCTCGCGTGACGCAAAACAAGAGGTGCGGTGCATCAACGGCAAGGACTCCATCATCGTGAATCCGATTATCGAGTGGCGTGATGCTGATGTGTGGACTTTCCTCAACAAGATTGTGGAAGTCCCCCATTGTGAATTGTATGACCCTCCCTATAACCGCACGAGGATTGGTTGCATCCTTTGTCCGATGTCCAACTACAAGAACAAACTCCGCGACATCGAACTCTACCCTTATGCCAAGAAGAAGTGGCTTGAGGTCTTTGAATATTTCATAGGGGGGGGGTACACTCCAGAATACAGGAGAAGTGTTCAAGAGCAGGGGGGGGGGCAACTTACCACTCCTTCCGTCCCGACAAGTTCAAGGAGATGGCAGTACAACTACAAACCAACCTCTCCGAATGTACCGAGAAAGGGCAACCCAATACACGAAGATGCGAGTGTACGAGGAAGCCAAACAACGGAGGAGCCTCCCTAAGTGCGGAGGACAAGGAGAAGCCGGGGTGAGTTTGTCTGCCGAGATATTGTTTAATTGGTGGCTGACCCATGACTCTTGGGAAGTGTTCAAAGCCAAAATGGAGATGCCCACATTATTTGATGATGAGATATGACTTGCCACGGGACAAAGCACACGGGATTGATTGAGTTCCTTCCCACGATAAGTTGGTGGCGTTTCACCCATACGCTCTGCTTCTCGTGGCTTCTATGGGAGATATACTTCGATTTTGACGAATAGTGGACTACAAGCATAAGATAGACTCTGCGATACGGCTCTTACAGTCCATCCCGACAACGGATGGGCCGATAGAGATTTCGTACTCCACGGGCAAGGACTCCGATGTGATATTGGAACTTGCGAAGATGGCGAAGATACCCTATGTGGCGGTGTATAAGAACACATCCATTGACCGCCCTGGGTCTATCGCCCACGCCAAGGAGATGGGCGCAGAGATTGTCAATCCCGACAAGACGATGCTCCAACTCATTGAGAAGATGGGATGGCCGTCAAGGTGGATGCGCTTTTGTTGCAAGGCCCTCAAGGAGTACAAGGTCTATGACCGCGCAGTCCAAGGCATCCGCAAGTCGGAGTCAACGGCAAGGGCGAAGCGGTACAAGGAGCCGGAGGTCTGCCGTGTCTATTCTGCCAAGGAGAAAGTGAAGGTGTACCTTCCCATCCTTGAATGGACGAACGAGGATGTTGAGAGGTTTATCCACGAACGGGGTATCAAGTGCCACCCTCACTACTACGATGCCGATGGTACTTTCCATGTTGAAAGGCGCGTGGGTTGTATCGGATGCCCCTTGCAGTACGATAAGGGCAAGGCTGACTTCGTGAAATACCCCAAGATGTTCAAGGCTTGGGCGAGTGCCTACAACAAGTGGTGGCTATCGCATCCCGATTCCAAGACGCGCAAGGACTTCGCCACCGTGTACGATGCGCTTTATATGAAGATGTTTTGCAAGTCCCTTGAGGAGTTTCGGAACGAGGTCAATTCTCCGTTGTTCCCAGAGTTGACACTTGACACGAAGAAATACTTGGAGGACTACTTTAAGATAGGATTAGATTTCAAGGAATAACCTTTTCTTGCGTTTTAGTGTTTTTTTAGCCATGTAATGTAGTGAAGAAAGGGCGCAGCCGTGATGGTTACGCCCTTTCGTTGTCAAGTCCGTGTCGGTTACACGATATGTATCAGCGTCAAGGCGAGTCCGAGCAGGATGCCGATGACATCGCAGATGATGTCGTGCCAAGTGGCCGCGCCGTCATGGTACTTGTCCCACAACTCCTTCCCGACACCGATGGCGAGTGTGATAGCGGATGCGCCCCACCACGGCAGGACGGCGGTGAGGACGGTGCAGATAATCGCGGATGTCTCGATGTGGAGAAGTCCGTCAGTTCTGGTCAATCCTAGGAGGCCGTTTGTCATACCAATGGTGATAAAGGACTCCACCGACACCCATGAAGATGAATCCCTCAAGGATACCGATGACCACGATTCCCATGACAATCCACTTGGCGATTTCCGCGAAGAGGTTGCCTTCGATGACCTTGCCCCATCCGAGTCCGATGAGGGCGATGATGACTGCGGCGACTATCGCCGTCCAAATCGCAAGTCTTTTGATAAATGTTTTCTGTTCCATATACAATTTTGTTACAATAAAGTTGCTAAATCATTGGGAAAAGTTGTACATTTGTTGTATCTTGGTCTTGCCAAGAGAATAGTTGATAGACCCATAATGGGGCTATTGTTGCGTGATAGTATCATCTCTTGGCCGAGTCCGCGACAGTATGCCCCGTTTCTTTTTTTAGGCCAAGAGAAATGGAAGAAATTTGGAAAAACATCGACCCCGAAGGCATCTACAAGATTAGCAACTTCGGACGAGTCAAGACTACTTTCCGCAGGGGTAGTAGTGGTGGTTTTATGAAACCAAGCGTCGGCAGGAAAGGGTATCTGCAAATTGACCTCCGCTACGGTGGTAAAAGGCATTATTGCAAGATACATCGCCTTGTTGCGGAGGCTTTTATACCTAATCCCGACAATCTCCCAGAGATAAACCACAAGGATGAGGATAAGACCAACAACCGTGTTGACAACTTGGAGTGGTGTACTCATTGGTACAATGTCCACTATGGTACGGGCGCAGAGAGGGGTAGAGAGCCACTTAAAAAGAACTTCAATCAGTATGACTACGATGGCAACCTGATAGCCGAGTGGCGAGGGATGAATGTTGTCGCAAGAGATAAATCCATTGACCCGTCCTGCATCATCCGTTGTTGTCAAGGATTGGTGAGGACATACCAAGGTAGCATTTGGCTTTATGCGGACGATCCAAACCTTTCTGAGTCCTTGCGTGAGCGAGTGGAGTGGGTTAATGCGAAGAATCATTACCGCTATGGAAAGAAGATGCCTATACGCCAATATGACCTTTCTGGTAATTTGGTGAGAGAATATGCCTCCACGAGAGAGGCTATAAGAGAAACGAATGTTCCCCACTACATTCTCTTTACTAAACTCAAGGAAGGAGGCTCTATCTACCATAGTGGCTACATTTGGTCAAAGTCCTAACTCCGATGCCCGAACGGGTACTGCTATACAACAGCATCTGGGATGTCTTGGTAATATTTGGACATCCAACGGGTACGGACTGCCCGCCACGGCTTCGTCGCACACCTCGCAGTCATACGAGCTTCCGCGCTCCACACGATACCCCACGATGTCGGGGTCGCGTCCGAACTCCAGGAGCCGACCACGGTTGTACCCCTCCAACACCTCGTACTGTATCATGTTGGTCATCGCGTCAATGGGGTTGGTGGCGTTTCCGCGCCCAGGGTGGAGTCCACGGATGACATCGGTAGTCCACCTTTCGGGATTCTTCATCGCCTCGCGCATCGGCTCCCACCCCCACGGATTGCTCAAGAAGCGCAAGACATCGCCTAAGATGTCCGCGTTGGTAAGTTTATTCGCAAAGGACACGGCGAGGTATCCTTCAAGGAGAAACCGGAGCGCACTTGCGTGACGATCCATTCTTTCGACATCGGTTTCTCCGTTACGCTCACGGTGAATGTAGGCAAGTACGGTGTCGTTGTCATCTTCATTCTCTATGGTCTTGAGTGTACGCTTGTCGGCCTCGTCGAGCATCGCGTCCGAGAGTTGTATCAGGAGCGCGTTGACTTGCTCTGACAAGTCCGATGACGCATCGAAGGTGAAACGCTCACCGAGGAACGAATACTCGCGTGTGAGGACGAGTATCTGCCTTATGGTTTCGAGCGTTTCAGCCGTGACGCGCCCCTTGATGCCGACAAGGTACTTTGTTACTTCATCTATTGTCATACGGCGGCTTGTGCTTTCCTCGCGTTATTGACGGGGTTGTTGGTCTGCGCCTCCAAGCCTTCCTTCTGCGCCTCGCCCATGAGTTCGTCATGCTCCTGCTGGAGCAACCGCTTGGCTTCGTCAAGGCTACCGAGTCCGAGCGTTTCGTACACATACTCCGTTGCCGACCGCTTGGACAGTACGCCGATGGACACGAGTTGTACCACGGTGTTGACGATTTCCGTTTCGGCCATGAATGTCCACGGCTGAAGCGTCACACGGATGTTGAGTGCCTTGAACTCTGGAATCATCCCGACCTCCGTGCCGTACCCCTCGATGAAGATGCGGACGATGGTGTCAAGGAACGCCTGGTACTCCTTGGCATCATCCACGGCCTTGAGGTACGAGTCCTGCTGGAGCGTCTTGACGGTCAGCGAGGATATGTCCGCGCCACTCTTGAGTTCAGGGGTTTCGACCGCAAACGAGCAACGCATGATTTCTTTTTCGAGTTTGCCGATTTGAAGCTCGTATGACCCCGACTTCTCGGCTGGCTCCAGGAATCCCACCTTGGCATTGGGGTCGGTGGAGTTGATGGTGCGCGGTGTTCCGTCCACGCTGCCTTCCATCTCGAACTCCGCACCGAGGGCGTAGAGGATACGCAGGGCGTACTGCGCGTTGTTCTCGGCGAGTTGCGACATCGCAAGTTCGTGTGCCTCTATGAGCGACTGGCTTCCGTCCCAACAAGGCGCACCGTAGCGGTGGTATGCCACGGGGCAGAACGGGAAGGCGTGGGGACGCATCGGTGACGATACTATCCACCCACCGGCATTGAGTGCGGTGATTTCCCACGGGGCGGCACTCCGATACTGCACATAGTATTCCTTCGTCCACACATCGAGGTAGGTGACGGTCTCGTACTGTCCCTCGCTGTCGGGGACGGGGATGTCACGCAGGAAGGTGCGTCCGAAGGTGTCAAGTTCGCCCGTCATCGGGTCGAAATGCGGATAGAGCGTGTCCCCCTTGGCGTAGGAGAAGATACGGTAGCCGAAGCGTCCGTCCGACTTGAATCCGCAGATGGCGACATCGCCGACCATGAGGTCATCCTTGATGGCGAGATGCACGGCGGTGTCCATGCCCTTGATAGACCATCCTTCCTTGAAGTTGGCGAGGTTCTGCTGCGACCTCTCGTCGGACTTGGACTTGGACGATGTGACATCGGGGTCGTATCCCGTGAGTGCGACCGTGCGCTTGGTGTGGATGCGCCTCTGCCACGCCACGGCGATACGGGAACGGATTTTAGCCTCTTTCTTCGACTTGCTTTGGTCGATGAAGAGCAAGTTGGGATAATACTTGAGCGAGTTTATCTTGTGCGAGGATGGGTTGTACTCGCGCATGAACTCCGCTTGCGACACTCTCGTATAGTTGACCTTCTCCGTGGGCAGGTCGGTTGCCGAGGGCATCATGCGGACAAACGGCTCTTTGGTGAGGATTTGATTGATTGTGAGCATAATTATGTATATTACCAGATACTGAAACCTTTTCGGATAGGGGATTGGTGAACCTCGTATAGAGGCATGAACATTATCAAGCCTTCGATGAAGTCGGGGGAGTGTCCCACCTCTATCTTCATCTGCCGCTTGTCGATTATCTCGAACCTTGCGCCCGTGTCCTCCTTGCGCTTGAGGGCAAGCCTTTCCTCGTCAAGCCTTTGCCTAACGGTGAAGGTGTGTCCCTTGCGGTCGGTGAACTTGCGGTCAAGGATGCGCGAGTCTATCGACCACATACCTTGCTTGACCTCGCGTGTCCATTTCTCGGCGGATTCGGACTTGAGGTTGTTCCACAGTTTCGGGTCGGACGCGGAACTCTTGTTGTTGAACGGCTTTGACGCACGGAACGCGGAGTTGGTGGAGAGCCACACGCCGAGTCCGTTGGCATCGAAGGTGAAGTTCTTTTTGTTGACGTTGTTCTTCTTGAGGAACTGTTCTATGAACGGTATGACGGCATCGGACATCTCCCCGAACCACGCCTCCATGTCGATGATGTGCCGTCCCTCGGCACACCATATTACGAAGAAGTCCCCCACGATGGCGACATCGCAGGACGCACGGCGTATCTCGTCACCGCGTTTCTCGGTGTTGTCGAAGAACCGCCGCATCTCGTCCCCCGTGAGAAGTCCGCTACCCTCGTCAATGTCGCGCCACACGCCCGACAAGTCATTGATGACCGAGCCGTCACCCTTTGACGCAAGACGGGATATGTACCGCTTATCGGTGATTTGGAGAATCTTGTTGTCGGAGTAGTCGCCTTCGATGAACTGCACGGTCATAATCATGTCGCGTGGAGTGAGGTCATCGCGCCCCAGGACGAGAAGGTCTATCTTTTGGTGCGCTTTGGGATGCGCGTACACCTCCTCCCAAGTGTTGCCCCACGCGATCTCGGAGTCATCGCTACCGAACTTGAACATATATCGGACTGCACCATCGCGCTCCTTTATAATAGTATCGGTATCGGGGTCGATGTAGTATTCCAAGAACTTGCGGAGTTTGTTCTTCCACCCCACGGGGTTGCAAGTGGCAACGGTCTGGGACTTGACCCCACAAGTGTTACGGTTGACCGCCAAGAAGTCGAAGATGACGGACAAGTCCTCTCGCGTGTGTTCCGGCAACTCCTCAAGGTCTATGTATGCCATTTCAGCACCACGGAAACGGTCGGAGATTTTGCCGAGGTCTGCGATATGTTCCATCTTCATTGTCGCGCCCCTGCCGTCAAGGAACGAGAACTCGAACGTGGACTCCTTGGCCGTGCCGAAACCACGAAACAACTTCTTGGCTTCTTTCCACGGGCCACGCCTAACATCGTCCTCGAACTTTCGCACGGCAAGTAGCGAAACATCGGGGTTGAACATATAACGCATTGAGTTTAAGAGACTTATAGCGGTTTTCCCGCCACCTTTCCGGCCGCCGCATATAACGAGGTCTGCTTCTGCGGTGGCTACTTTCTCTTGGAAACCCTCCTGGGGGATAAGGTTTGCGAGTCGCTTCCCCTTGGTCTTGCGGTCAAGCACATCGGCTCGGATGACTTGTGCGTAGTCATTGGTATAGACCTCCTGCCCGTATCGGAGGAATACGGGGTCGAGAAACTGCTTATCGTCAACTTGTTTCTTCATCTTGCTACAAAAATCACAATAAAATCACAATAAAATTGCAAAGGTGTTGGAGTTTATTGTGAAAAGATTGTACTTTTGGCACAAAGTGACGTGGTAGATGGTAGAGAAGCCTACATATTACAAGGTATGTTGCCCGAATTGCGGGAAGTTCCTGAAGGTTAGGATTCTCGAACTCCGTGGCACTTTGCGGTACTCCGTGTATTGTACCTCATGCAAGAGGGCAAGCATAGTGGAGTTAAGCGACATAAAGGCCGGAGACCAGGCCACCGCAGACTAACCCCAAGACCCACCGAGGTCACGATATAGTCCGTACCGAGCGCGAATGAGACTTGCGCCCGTGTGCGGACTTTTATGTTTAACAAGTTCTTTAACAATCAGATGAAAACAAAAATCTCAAACGCACTCAGAACTAAATTTCAGCGTTTCGGGCTGAGTAACGAGGCTGTTGACCGGATTGCCTCCGCGTTGGAAAAGACCGTCACCGCAGAAAGCGACATTGAAAATGCCCTCGCTGAAGCATCCACAATGACGCTTATCGCAGAAGAGTTGCAGAAGTCGGCTGATGCAGAGAGGCGCACACGCTCCAATCTCCAGAAGTCTTTTGACGACTACAAGAAGGCACATCCCACCGATGACCCCAATCCCGACCCTGCGCCGTCCAAGGGTAACGATGAAGTTGCCGCCATACTCAAGCAGTTGGTGGAGGACAACAAGGCACTCAAGGCACGGCTCGATGCGAAGGACGCATCCGCACGGAGCGAGGAATTGAGGGCGAAGGTGCTTGCCGGACTGAAGCAGTCGGGGCGCGAGGACGCGGCCATCACGAACATCATCATGCGCGGTTTCACCGTTGGCAAGGATGACACCGAGGAGGGTCTTATCACGCGCTTCAAGGACGCTTACGATGCCGACTACAAGTTAGTCCACGGTGACGGTGCAGTACCGCCCGTAGGTGGCTTCTTCCCCAAGAAGGAGGGGCCGGACAAGAACGAGTTTTCGGGTGCAGTCCAGCGACTCCGCGACAAGGGTGTGCTTCCCGCAAAGGAACAGTAATTCTTAAACCCTTAACAAATGAGTACCTACAACACTTATTTCAACAAGAATGTGAAGGTCGGGCAGGAGATTCCTGTTTGGCTTGGCGTAGTGTCTCCTATCCCCGTGGGTGCGGTTCTCGCCTCCGCTTATGCGAAGGCCGGTCTCTTCCTCCCTGCCGGAACTCCTATGGCTCTCGGCACGGACGGTCGCACCGCCACTCCGTTCCTCGGATTCGAGGTCATCTCCTACGACACCTCCTCGACCAACTCACTCATCACCGTGAAGGGCAACATCCCTGGACTTGCCCCCACCACCGATGATGTTCTCCAGAAGGTTGGTGCTACTTTCGCCGCCACCGCAAAGGCTTGGAAGCCCGCTTCCATCGCCGCCGGTGATGCCGAAGGCACTTATGTCATCACCGTTGCCACTTCGGGCATCGACGTGGTTGCCGCTGGCGATATGCTCGGCTTCTCGGCCTCCGAGAGTGCCGGTTCGAGCAAGAGCCTCGCAGTCCAGCCCGCGTTCTACCTCTACAACGATGTCTGCATCGACCCCGTTGCCTCCTACGAGTCAATGTCGAACGTCCAGGCATCCGTCGCCCTCGTGAACTTTCACGGTGAGGGTATCCTCATCAAGAGGACTCCCGCCGCCGCTTGCGCCGCCGCTATGAAGGCCGCCGTCCCGAACGTGTATCAGGAGGCAAGGTACTAACCATCTAAAACAAGAAGCATTATGGATACTTTCAATCCCGAATCCCATTTCGATGCGCTGTACTATGCGCTCGGTGGCGACATGGCTCGCCTTCAGGACTTCGTTGATGCCATCCTTGCGGACTACAACACCCTCAAGGTAGATGGTTTCACCTTCAACGATGACCTTCTCGACGATTTCACCTTTGAGCAGGTCGAGCATTACGTTGGTATTGCTCCTCTTGCCGCCGTCGTTGACCCCGACTCCCCGGCCATTCCTTTCGGTAGGCAGGGACAGAGCCTCGGCACGGGCAAGATCCCGCGCATGAAGACTGTCGAGTATCTCAACGAGGCGAAGGTTCGCACTCTCAAGAAACTCATCCGTAGGCGTGACATCACCGCGCAGATGGTGCAGGACTCCGCCGGAGCCTCCATCGGCGAGATTATCGCCAATCAGGTTGCGAGCTTCACCAACGCCCTCACCTATCAGCGTGACCAGATGGTCTCCACGGGTGGCGTGGTTTACAACTCCACCAACAACCCTTACGGTATCAACCTCGAACTCTCTGCCCGCGTTCCGAGCGCGAACAAGTACGCGGTCAACAGTGGTAACGGCTGGTTCGCCGCCACCACCTATGCCGCCGTCGCAAGTTCCGACCCCGTGCAGGACATGAAGAATCTCGTGGAGGTTGCCCGCAAGAAGGGCCTTTCCGCTTG